TTTACCGCGCCCACCTCCGAAATTTCTAGCTCTGATGTAGACGTTTGGGATTGAAATTTTGATCTTGATTCATGTAGCCTTTTACTGTATAATATTATTTATACAGTGAGGGAAGCGAATATGAACCGAGATGACATTCTTGAATTTGTTTACCGTATGTGGGACTCGATTAAGATGACCTATAATCTTAAAGACCCTACTTACCCTAAAGTGGAGTGGTTTCAGAAGTCACAGGTAGCTGGTAAAGCATGGTATGACTGTGGTAACTATGTGTCTTTCAATGAGATTCTAGCTTTAGAAAATGGCTCAGTATTCAAAAATACCATTGCTCATGAGCTTGCTCACCTAGTAACTTTTCAGATCTACCCTGATCGTAAACAAAATCATGGGCCGGAGTTCCGTTCCGTAATGCAAACCCTTGGATACAGTCCTTCAACGTATCATACTTATGATATTAGCTCTGTTGCTAGTAAACGAATTAAAATTCGGTATGAGTATGTGTGCCGCGAATGTGGAAAGCATATGGAGGTAGCAACTCCTACACATACTAAAATCTCTAGTAAAGGGGGATATGTGTGCAAGTGTGGTGGACATATTTCTTTTACTGGAAAGAAAAGGGAGTTTGTATGACCGAGGCCGAGGCAATTGACTTCGTAATGAACTACTATAATATTTCTAAAATAGAAGATGTTATAGCTTTTTGGTACGACGAAGTTATTGCAGTTATGAAGTTGTTCAATGTGAAATAGAAAAAGTGACTGCTAGGAAGGATACTTATCTTGACGACAGGATGGGAACCTTTGTTATAAGGTAAGTTTCACACGACGCTTTTGCACTATTCAAAAAGTTTAGCTAAGTATTTCCTACCCAGAAATAGGGATCTAAATTTTTCACTTGATTTTCTTCAGCCATCGTGTTATAATATTATTTCTGAGTGAGACAAGGCAGCCTTAACCGCCAATTCAGATATGATCTCGCATACAAGAGGCCCCTGACCTTTCTTACTCAGATTCTCGTGTTCGGTGCAATGCCGTCCTACATGTCATTAAGACACATTACAGCAACTATTTTACTGACATAGTGCATTTTCTTGGACTTCGCATACCAAGGTTCTATGATGTTAAGAACAGAAATTATATCTAGGCTTATACACCTGATAGTATATACCTTCCTGACAAGCTTGTACTAATATGTGTCTGTTATTTCCAATACTTCTTATGGGAGTATTGGTTGCGGGATGTGGAAATTGGCATCCGTTCGGTCTCATAAGCCGAGATTCCAGGTTCGAGTCCTGGTCCCGCAACCAATGCTCCTATAGCTCAGTTGGTAGAGCAATCGCCTTGTAAGCGATAGGTCGTCAGTTCGAGTCCGACTGGGAGCACCAAAATTACCAACAAGGGGGATTAGCTCATCTGGGAGAGCGACGGCTTTGCAAGCCGTAGGTGAACGGTTCGAGACCGTTATCCTCCACCATTTATTCTGCCAAAAGATATGGGAACTCAGAAAAAAGTTAAGAAGTTTAAACCAGAAAGCGATAGTACTACTAAACATAGTAAGACTAAAAAGAGAGTCGATCATGCTGGGAAACACTACTTGGATATTGTAAAATATGATAAAGATTCATTATTGGGACGATAATACGGTATGCTTTCCAGAAGATGAAAGCTTAGAAGAATATATTAGTTGGAAGTCTGATGACTTCCAAACCTTGGAGTTTCATTCATATGAAGATATGGAAAAATTTCTTACAGAAATTAGATATCATGACTATTAGAGACATAGCCTCTACTATTATACTGATGTTCTTAATTCAAGCCCTTCTAACTATCCTTCTGGTAGCTTCTCTATAATGTACTCTAAAAACCCTTTAAAAGCCCTAGCTAGTAGAAAGTTTTTACGAAAACATCTAAAAGGACGTTGTCGAAAAGCTTCCCATATCTCTATTAGAGATAAATTAGTGAACAGAGAGAGGCTGCAGCAACCCTCTTTTAGGATTAAAAAGACTAACTTAATGCAGGTACTTATGTTTTTATGAGAGCTAATCGAATAAGTATACCTAAAACCCACTCCCCGAATTGGAATTGGATGAAGAAGAAGCAGATGCAGGATACTACGCCAGAAGATGAAATAAAGAGTATTGAAGATAGGCAGCAATTTCTAATTTCCCAGCTAGATATTCTAGAATACAAAAAAGAACAATTAGAATTAGAAATTAGTAAAGTAAGGAAAGAAAGAGATGCTAATCTTATTAGTATCTCTGTATTAAAAGCCCTAGATAAAGCTATGAAACACAAGGGCCTGTAGCTCAATTGGTTAGAGCGTCCGACTCATAATCGGCAGGTCGGGGGTTCAAGTCCCTCCAGGCCCACCACGGAAGTATGGCAGAGTTGGTTTATTGCAACGGTCTTGAAAACCGTCGGGCCAGAAATGGTCCCGTAGGTTCGAATCCTACTGCTTCCGCCAGATTTAAAATTACTGACTTGATTATGTTAGTGAAACCCTGTATAATATTATTTATACAGTGAGGAATGGTTCTGATGAGTCGATGAAAATCCGACGAAACGGTTGAGCGAATAGGTCTAAATAACTATCAAATAATCTTTGTAGATACTATGCTCAACTGTAAACCATGACAGACCTTTCGGTGTATGTCCCGATATAGGAGAGATGCCTGCTAGCAGGAACAAAGTTCTCGGAACCGAATTTACAGTAATGTTATTTATGAAAAAGGCTGTGTCCACCAGCCTAATGCTGTTCGATGTTACCATACCTAGGAAGATGCGTAAATAAGGACGAAGTGACGGCGAAACTGATTGTAGAGCGCGCATACTACAATCTTCAATAAGCGACTTCATTTAGCAAACGGTAGTAGGGTTATTACTACCCATAAATAGATAACATTACTGTAAATGCCCTCGTAATCCAATCTGGTAGAGATGACGGTCTTAGAAGCCGTACAGTGTCGGTTCGACTCCGACCGAGGGTACCAATTCAATTTAAGTAGTAATAAGCGTAATGCCCCGGTGGTGGAATGGTAGACACAGGAGACTTAAAATCTCCCGCTTATGGCGTGCCAGTTCGACTCTGGCCCGGGGTACCAAATAATTGCTCCTGTAGTTTAATGGTAAAACAGCGGATTTATATCCCGTATGCAACAGATAATTGGTTAATCTCGGTTCGAGTCCGGGCAGGAGTACCAAATTTAGGAGTATAAATGTACACGTTGGATAACACCGAAAAAGGTGTAAAAATTACATTTGATTTTGGCGCGTTTGAAGTGTATAATTTTACTTTTGATGAAGTAGACGAGTGTATACTTCATTATGAATATGATACTGACGTAGAAGTAACAGAAACACAGCTTACTACTCTTAGTACAGTAGTACAAGATCTAATTGAAAAAGCCTTAAAAAGTGCGATAGAACAAACTGCCGTTAGCTCAGTTGGATAGAGCATCAGCCTTCTAAGCTGAGGGTCAGTGGTTCGAGTCCACTACGGCAGGCCAAATTTAATAGGAAATAGTATGGATGCTTATGATATTGCAACTGAAATAGAATTTCTATGGAGAGACCTTGTAAGAGGTCGTAATACTTCAGGTGTTCTAGATAGAGTACCAAAAGTACCTATTTTTGTTGAAGGTAAGCGAGTAATTAAAGTATCTCATGATGATAATGGAATCGTACTGGAACTAGAATGAGACAAGAGCTTTGGTTCGTTAAAAGTATAACAGGTGAGCTTACTACCTGTATACTGTCAGGTAAATGGTATGTAACCGCTAAAGACACTCTCTATATGGAAGTAGAATACTTGGATAGCACTACTTTTTTCTTTAAAGGGCTTAAAAAACAGTGGGTACACGAAAACGACTTCAGATTTATTCAAGTTTGTGAAAGGTATTAAAATGATGAAACCGAGGAATCACATTCTTTTAGCAATGCTAAAGAAAAAACAAGGTGCTCATATAAAGACTAATAAAGCTAAACGCAGGAAAGAAAAAGTTTCTTTGCGTAAGTTGCATGATATTAATAATCATTTATTGAGTGGGTATCAATATCATGCAACTAATAAAATACATGGATCAGCATTCTTCTAGTTACACGTATTTTTGGACGTACAAATTTTCAGAAGTAGAGAAAGTAGTAAGCCCAGTATTTGCTACGGAAGATGAGGCCTTACTATGGGCTATAAAGTTAAAAGAGAAAATAAATGAAAGTACCAAACAAGATTGATATTGCTAAAGTTGTATCTTTTGTAGATACTGTAGGTCCTGGTTCTAAGATCTATATTGGTACTGACTCAGAACGCATTAGACACAAAAAGAAATGGTATGTAGACTATGCTACAGTAGTAATTATCCATATTAATGGTAAACATGGTGGAAAAATATTTGGTGCTATTACTAGAGAGCTAGACTACGATAAAAAACAAAATAAACCTTCATACCGTCTTATGAACGAGGTATACAAAACCGCTGAGGTATTCCTACAACTTGCACAAGTTGTAGATATTCCCATTGAAGTTCATATGGATATTAACCCAAATGAAGATAATGGTTCATACTGCGTAGTACACCAAGCAATAGGTTATATAAAAGGTGTATGTAATGTAGAACCAAAGATTAAACCAGTAGGCTTCGCCGCGTCCAACGCGGCGGACCAACTCAAAAGAATTATGAGTTATTCTGGAAGTGTGGCCGAGCTGGTCTAAGGCACTCCCCTGCTAAGGGAGCAGTCGGGCAAAAACCCGGCTCATGGGTTCAAATCCCATCACTTCCGCCAAGTTATACCTTTCAGATGAGTAGCAAGTAGATAACAAGCATAGAAGTTTAGCTAACTGACTATCAAGTTTATCGAGGGCCTGAATTCTCAGCCTAGTGGACAGCTAGGAGGTATAAAAAATATTGGGTGTGTTGATGCTAAGGCGTGTGCATCGGTGGACTGTAAATCCACTCCCTCGTGGTAAACACTGCTGGTTCGACTCCAGCCACACCCACCAAATTATTCCGAAGTAGTTCAGAGGTAGAACGAAGGACTGTTAATCCTTGTGTCGCTGGTTCGATCCCAGCCTTCGGAGCCACACACGCAGATGTAGTTCAATGGTAGAATCACAGCCTTCCAAGCTGAGGACGTGGGTTCGATTCCCACTATCTGCTCCACAACTAATTAATGAGGTATAGATGACTACTGCTATTGTTATATTTCTTATTACAATTATTCTACTATGAGACAAGAAGGTATAGTAAATAAAGGTTGGGGCAAGGAAGAGATATTTGTAACAAATGACAAGTATTGTGGTAAGTTCCTTCACTTTAATGAAGGCGCTAAGTTCTCTATGCACTTTCATGCTGAAAAGGAGGAGACTTGGTATGTTTTATCAGGTATTTTTGAGGTATGGTATATTGATACATCTTGCGCCAAACGTCTAAGACGAATACTCCAGCCCGGCAACACGTGGCATAACCAGCCACTACTACCCCATCAGTTAGTCTGTTTAACCAAAGGTAGCATATTAGAGGTTTCCACCCCAGACAGTGTAGAAGATAACTATAGAGTAGCTCCTGGAGACTCTCAGGCATAAAAAATTTAGACTTGACCCTAAAGTGCAGAAGTGTTATAATTATACATGAGTGCGGATTCTCCGGCTCATATATATAATTAACTTTCTGCCTTTAAGGAGATAAAAAATGACAGGTCTATTTGACGACGTTCTATTTAACATGAATCTACATCATCGTAATGCAGGGTATCCTCCTGCGAATGCCTACCAAGAAACAGATGAGTCTCTTATTATAGAGTTAGCTGTTGCAGGATTCAAGCAAGATGAGCTAGATGTCGCGTTTGAGAATTCAGTTTTAGTAGTATCAGGGAAGCGTAACGAAAAAGAAGATCGTGCCTATCTACTCAAGGGAATCGCCTCTAGGGACTTTACACGAAGTTTCAATATCAGAGGGTCATACGAGATTGATACAGCGCACTTAGAAAATGGTCTTCTTACTATTAGACTTGTGAATGTGTCACAACGTAAAAAGATTCCCATTCTACTAAAATAATAGTCACCCGTACTTGACGGTAGGACTGGCCATCCCGAACCTTGAAGTTCTTTAGCAAAGTTTACTTAGCTTCAAGTTAAAAGTTCGCAGCTTCATATCATAAGCTATAGATTATGATTTAGGCACAAAAGTAAATACGCAAGGTACTGATAGTAGCTCAACCTCTTAAACAGATGCTACTATACCCTGACTGCAGGTACAATAAAAGCCAGCCAGACCTTAGCTGTAACAAAGGTAGAAGCCCTCATATTGTTTATTACTTTATGGGGGCTTTAGTCCCTTTGCGTATTATAGAAATTAGTATTCAAAGGAACTAAAAATGATAAAATCATTCATACTTATAATTTTTATAGTGCTATCTATTGGGCATATAAAAGAAGTTCATCATGGTAGACTAACCATTGATACCAGTTACTTATTTCCGTATATAAAGTATATACAAAACAAAAACCCAAAACTGCCAGAGAGTAAAGCTACAGAAATAGTAGAGGCAAGCAGCAGGTGGGCTAGAGAGTTTAACCTGGATAAGAAGCTAATTCTTGCTATTCAACAAGTAGAATCTATGTATCGCCCTCACGCTATTTCTGAATCTGGGGCATATGGGTTGATGCAGGTAATTCCAGTATGGCATAAAGATAAGATCATACGAGCTAAGAAAGAGCTAGGGAACCCAGAAATATTTAATATTAATACTAATATATTTCTGGGAACCCTGGTACTGCACGAATGTATGAAGCGTACTAAAAGAGTTACTAGTAAAGCTTTACTATGTTATTCCGGCCAAACACCTGGGTATGACAAAAAAGTGTTATCCGCATACTATAAGATAAAAAGACTTTAAAAATTTTTGTGTTGATTTTTCTCATCAATGAGAGTATAATATTATTATTGAGTGAGGGAACAACATGGGATACACAAAAGAGTTTCTTATTGATGCTTTTCTTTCTAGGTACTTTCAATGCTTAACTATTGAACGGCTTGAGAATCTTGAGCAAATGGCTATTAAACTTTACGATCGTGTAGGAAAGGATGAGTTTAGAAAGTATGCAAGCCTCGACGCAGAAGCAATCAGAACATATAAACAGTTCCTGTGATCCTTTTTGGGAGCTAGGCGGAAAGTATAAAAAGATGGATGTACCATTTATCTTTACTGTCATTGGCTTTAATGATACGCATGTTATTACTAAAGCCATTGGACTTACTCCAAAATTTTACTTTCCAAAAGGCAAAAGACATTTTTTTATGTACAAAAAAGTATGAATATATTTATACTAGATTATGATGTAAAAACCAATGCCTTCTACCACTGTGACCAGCATGTAAATAAAATGATACTGGAGTCTGCTCAGATGATTTGTACCGTAGCCTCTGAGTATAATATCAAAGTACCTTACAAACCAACACATGCTAATCACCCCTGTACTAAATGGGTTAGAGAATCTTTAGACAATTATATCTACTTGTTAGATTTAGCATTTTGGCTTAATGAGGCTAGTAAAGATAGGTATAATAAAAAGACTAATCATAAGTCCTGGGATTTAGTATCAGAAATGGAAGTGCCTAAACTCCCTAGTAAAGGACTTACAAAGTTTGCTAGAGCTATGCCAGAAGAATTTAAGAAACTACCTGATACTGTAGACTCTTATAGAGCCTACTATCGCACAAAAGTTTTTGCGACTTGGAAATCAAAAACTCCGGATTGGATGTTTAATGGAAGTCTATAAGATCTTAGTAGATAAGTATCTCAGTACTATACTTCATGACCCTAAATTGGTGCAGGCTTGGTGGTATAGTAAAAACCCTTTATTCGGGCATCTTAGACCAGCAGATCTACCTGTACAGTACGTGTACAATTACTTCAAAGAACAAATTAATAAGAATGGTTACAGCAAATAAAATTAATTTCACTGGCGAAAATAACCCATTCTGAATATAAGATTGAATTCAGCAATATTATTATTATACACTCTTGAAAAAGTGAATACTCTTCAATCTGTTAAGGAAAATTTAATGAATACTTTTGCAAATGCAGTAAACAATCAAACCACCTATACCGAGAATGGAATGAGGGCGCTTAAGAGCACTTCAGATCCTTGCGTAGACCTCTTTTTTAAGGTAGGGGCTTCTCGCGGGCAGAATATTGTCCCAGATTTTGCAGCAGCGTATGCTTCAGATCGTGACTTGGCTAACCGTATTATGCTGTGGGCACGAGACGCTAGAAAAGGTGCCGGGGAACGTCAGCTTTTTAGGGATATGCTAAATTGGCTTGAATTTGCCAATTTAGACGATGCTTTACGCTTAATGAAGGCTATCCCAGAGTTGGGTCGTTGGGATGACTTGCTTGCTGTTAAAAGTGCAGAAGCTAAGAGATTTGCCGCATTCCTAATTAAACAGGCTCTAGCAGAGGGTAACGGCCTTTGTGCTAAATGGATGCCTCGTAAGGGGGTAGAAGCGGCCAAGCTTCGTGGACTGCTTGGTATGTCCCCTAAGGTCTATCGCAAAACCTTAGTCAATCTAACTAAGGTTGTAGAAACACAGATGTGTGCCCATAGCTGGGATACTATAGAGTTTAGCAAAGTACCTTCTGTTGCTGCTGCTCGTTATCGTGCTGCTTTTATTAAACATACTCCGGAGCTATATACAAAGTATGTAGATTCACTGGCTAAGGGGAAAACCAAGGTTAATGCCGGTGCTATCTATCCATACGAGGTACTTCGCAGTCTTTTTAGTTACTATATCGAACCTAGTGCCTCCGAGATTAGTTTTATAAAGTCTCAGTGGGAAGCACTGCCTAATTACATTGGAAATGCTAAAATCCTTCCAATGGTTGATGTTAGTGGCTCTATGATGACACCTGTAGGTAAAAACCTTACAGCTATGCAAGTAGCTATTTCTTTAGGACTGTATTGCGCTGATAAAAATACCGGGAAGTTTAAGGATATGTTCCTTACTTTTTCTGAAGAGCCTTCCATTGATATTCTTCGGGGTAATATTTATGAGAAGGTTAGCCAGCTAAGGGGGTCTTCCTGGGGTTTTAATACTAACCTGGTAAAAGCCTTGAACCTAGTACTAAATACTGCAGTTCAAGGTAAAGTACCTCAAGAAGAAATGCCAGAAGTTTTGATGATCTTTTCAGACATGCAGTTTGATGAGTGTATAACATATGGAGACTCCGCAGTAGAAAGTATTCGTAGGAATTTTGAAACTGCTGGATATAAAGTACCACAAATTGTGTTCTGGAATCTGAAGGCTTACGGCAACGTACCAGTCTCTGCAAATGAGCAGGGAGTAGCTCTGGTTTCTGGCTTCTCACCAAGTATTATGACAAGTATTCTTGGTACTCCAGTAGATCGATTTTCTCCTAGAAACATTATGCTAGAGACTTTACTGACTCCTAGGTATAATTACTAAAAAGTGAGGGCACATGCCCTCATTCCTTAATTTATTACTATTAGTAGGTTAAGGAATGAAACATATAAATCACTATTACAAGTATAAAATGTTTTGGGTTGTCAGGACTGTAGAACTTATTACTTGTATATTTATTATAGCCGGTGTTATAAGACACTGGTAATACTTTGTTAGCTCAGTGGTAGAGCGCTTCCCTTACAAGGAAGGGGTCGAAGGTTCAAATCCTTCACAGAGTACCATAATACTCTGAGTGTGGTGTAGCTTGGTAGCATGGGTCCCTTGGAAGGACGCGGTCGTAGGTTCAAATCCTACCACTCAGACCAATTAAAGCACCTGTCGTCTAATGGTTAGGACATTGCCATTTCAAGGCAGAAACGTAGGGTTCAATTCCCACCAGGTGTACCATTTACCCTCCGCTAGTTCAACGGCAGAATAGGGGTCTCCAAAACCCTTGATGGCGGTTCGAGTCCGTCGCGGTGGGCCACGTATTTAAAGGAGAAAGCATGACGCATGAAAATTTTTGTTATTGGCTAAAGGGTTACACCAGCAACCCTAATAAAAACTGGCAAGAAGTAGAAAAGCAACTAAAAGTCTTATTTCCTGACTGTAGCGTCAATTATAGTGACAATTATACAGGTAGTTTAAAACTCGGTAGCATTACAGGCAATTTAACTAGTGATGGTAATATCACATATACCAGCTCAACAGGGGCGGATACTCTCACAATGTTGAGTAATGCGGATTACGGTAGGTACGTACTAGCCCACCAATAAAATTACAGACTTGAAGTATAAAGTTAAAGTCTGTATAATATTATTTATACAGTGAGTTGAGAGATAAAAATGGAATTTGGAATAACTCTTGCTGAAGAAATTGGCCCTAACGCTTTTCCGGCTCTATTAGACTTAATTGGCTCGGAAGATCCTATGGAACTCACTGAGGAAAGAATCGGGGAATTAACTGAGATCTTTGCAGCCTCTGGCATTTATGTGCAGACTGTATTTGATCTTATTTACATCCTCGTTCTGATTGAGTCAGAATATGGGCTGATTCAAGTTATTAAAGCTAACAACAGTATCTATCTAAGGAAATAATATATGAGCTCTAAAAAGTCTAGCAAGTCTGATGTAACACAACACGGATTGTACAAGACTCAGAATCGTTATGAGGCCAACAAACGTCGTAAATTGCTTAAACTGCTTAAAAAACATCCTAACAATACTCAAATCTCAGATGCCCTTAAATCCATTAAATGGGGTAGGAAAACCCCTAATACTAAAGTATGGAGTAAGCAAAAGATTAGATTTGAAATGTTGAAAAAAGAATTTAAAGCAGCTAAAATTGTAGAAGGTAGCTCTAAGTATATGTTTGCTCTTGGTACCCGTGCCCATAGTAATGGGGAGTACCTATGGGCTATGAAGTAATTCAGTACTATATAGTATTTGCTTTAGCTACTGCAATTACAGCAGTAATTACTATTCTTAACCCAGTACTGAGGCAGCTAGAGCAGGAAGGTTCAGATAGCTATATGTTAGAAAAGAAGTATACTACTTATTCAGCATTTATAATACTCAGTATTGTAGCTGCTCCTATACTAATTCTTCCTACAATTTTTACCAAAGCCAATAGCACTTTTAAGCAGTCATTACTTAATTCTTTCAGAGAAGCCGAATGAAACTACTTACATTTAAGTATTCAAAAGAAGACAAAATTACTGATCGTGTTTTTGTACCTCTCCACGCTCCTTCAGACCTATTCTTTGGTATTGATATTAGCGAACTAGATATGGAAGATCAGGCCTATTTTAGCATTGAAGTTGAGAAGATTCTTCTAGATAAAAAAGAGCAAATTGCTAACCTTATGGCTGAGCTAGATATTAAGCATAGTTATAGGTACTTTAGGCCGGAGCAAATGTTAGAAGTAAAAGAACATGAGCTTTAAAATTTCTAACTTGAAACTTATCTGCTAATCCTGTATAATATTTATTATTGAGTGTATGGAAAGATTAAATCTCTGGGAAGTAAACGAATTCAGCTCTAGTATGCAGCTAGCTTCTAATCTTGTAGCTTCCCTTGAGGAAGCAAAGTTGCCGGAGGATCAACCGGTTCTAGTTGAACCAGAAGTTCTTTGGAAACTTTGTACTACATACATTCAACTGTACGAAAAGCTACTTAAAGCTGAATTAACCCCTTCACGCAACTTAGTTAAAATTAACACTAATCTTCATTAAAGGAAATAAAATGGCTTGGACTGACCAACAAAAAGAAACCGTTATCAATATGTACACTAAGGCTTCTCCTACTCCGGAGACCTCTACTGAAATCATCAAAGACATTGCTGAAGAAATGGAGCTTTCTCCCAACGGCATTCGTATGGTGCTTGTTCAGGCTGGCGTATATGTTAAGAAAGAAGCAGCTACCACTACTACCAAGACCTCTGGCGAGGGCGGTACTAAACGGGTTAGTAAAGAGTCTCAAATTGCTGCTCTTAAAGAGGCAATTACCTCTCGCGGCGGAGAGGTAGACGAGGAAATCTTGGATAAGATTACCGGCAAAGCAGCAGCTTACTTTGTACAGGTTATTAACTCCATTAAATAAGGATATTTATGCCTAAACGTAGAGATGCACTAGAGGAGCGCACATCTCCTTCAGATATTGAAAAGGTAATTGAGTATTTGAAAGACAAATCGGCTACTAAGAAAGTAGCCTGTAAAATGCTTAATATTGCATACAATACGTCTAGGCTAGATAAACTTATTGAGCAACATCTAAAGAAGAAAGAGGATGATGCTAGACGTAGGGCAGATAAGCTAGGCAAACCTGCCACGAGTGAAGAAATTGATTATATAATTACTGAATATTTGGCAGGTGAAAGTCTTACAAAGATCAGTGAGTCCATTTATAGAGGTACTTCCTTTATTCATACTATCTTGAATAATTATGCTGTACCTATTCGTAAACCTTCTCCCAATTATTTTTGCCCAAGCCTTATTCCTGATGATGCAGTTCAGTCAGAGTTTAAAATTGGCGAAAAAGTATATTCAGTAAAGTACGATACACTAGCTACAATTAGGATTCTGGTAGACAAGCCAGGACCTTTTAAGTCTAAAGTGTATGGAATCTACTTACACGGAGACTGGATGCAGTACGCTTACCAACCGGCTTTTGAATTAGCAAGCCTTCAAAAACTTAGAGATGCAGGAATTAAAATATGATTAATAAAGAAGAGTACTTTGACCTTATTAAGAATCTGAAGACAGAAGCAGAGACTCGCAGGAAATGGCAGGCTAAATTGCCTGATGACATTTATGAAATGTTTGTAGATAATATTTACGCAGCTAGTCTTGGGTATACAAATGATATGCTACTGGATTTCATCCTAGATGATGATGATCTCCTAGAAGATACCTACTGGTTTATGTATGAGTGGAGTCCCGAAGATTCTTGTACTACCCCTCCTTGTGATACTACAGCTAAGATCCTTAGTGAGGAAGACTTCTTTGACTATGTAGATCAAGTCTACTTTGACTAAAAGAAGCCCCTCTTGGGGCTTTTTTAATTTATAAGGATATTCAATGATTGAAGCTAAAGTAATTGCAGATTCAATTAGTGATACTGGCAAACGCATTACAACACTACAGCTAAAATTCCAGAGGTTTATTCTTCCAGAGTTTAATACGCATAGAGTATTTAGTAGGAACTTTTCTAGCTCTCGTGCGATACCTACAGCGAAACTAATTCAACAAGTTCGCACAGATCCAGCTATGCCTGTTCATTGGGGCAAAAACCAACCTGGTATGCAGGCCAATGAGGAAATGACTTCGGAAGAAATTGATGCAGCTAAAGCTATATGGCTTAGATCAGCTAAACTAGCTTCTGATCAAGCTTCTAGTTTGAGTGCTCTAGGAGCGCATAAGCAGATAGTTAATAGACTGATTGAACCCTATCTATGGGCCCACGGAATCGTTACTTCTACAGAATGGGATAATTGGTTTGAACTCCGTGCACATCCGGATGCACAGCCGGAAATTCACGAACTTGCGGTTAAGATGCGACAAGCTATTAACACTAGTAAACCCACTAGACTAGAAATAGGAGAATGGCATCTTCCTTACATTTCCGAAGATGAAAAAGAAGATAGCTTCTTTAAACTTGAAGCTAATCGAAATATGTTAAAGAAAATATCTGCAGCTAGATGTTGTAGAGTGAGTTATCTAAAGCATGATGGGACAGCTCCTAATATAGATGATGATTTGGCCCTATTTCAAAGACTAGCAGGAAGTGTACCACTACATGCTTCTCCATTGGAACACCAAGCTAGTCCAGCTATTACCCCATTTCAGTCTAGTGGAAATCTACGCGGATGGATTCAGTTCAGAAAACTTTGGGAGATAGAAATGTATGCCAGCGCCCAAGGTCAGAAATTTTAAGGTATAAGGAGTTTCGTGCGTGGATAGTGAAGTGCTTTACGAAAAAATTATACATGAAAATCCAGATAAGGAGATGCAGTTACGTCTAGTTCTTAATGAGTTTAGAGGTAAGCAGTATCTTCATCTGAGAAAGTACTTCCTATCATTTGATGATGGTTACATCCCTACTAAGGAAGGAGCCTCCATGGAAGCCACGATTAGTAATGTATATGCTCTTCTTGATGGGCTACTAGAATTAGTAGCAAAGTCAGAAGGTATTGATGGTATAGAAAAACATTTTAGTGATAAAATTTCAAACTTGAAATCTTTTACTGTATAGTGTATAATATTTAAAATGGAGAATGAGATGACCCCCAAAAATAGGTTTGATTTAGAGCAGGATATTTTCGGTGCCTGGAATATGGTAGATGGTATTGATACACTGATTGAAGCCATAGGAGATAATCGAGCTAGTACTGATGACTGCCTCAATATCCTTATTGGATATAAGACTCTACTAAACTTTAAGTTTGAAAAACTTTTCGCAACCTTTGAGGATACAGTTACTAATGGACTCTACGATTGAAAGATACCTTGATAAGTGCTCCGAAGCATACTACAAGGGAACACCTATCATTTCGGACGAGGTTTTTGACAGCCTTGCGGATTCAATCGGATACAAAAAAGTTGGAAGTAAACAGCATAGTAATGTATTTAAGCACTGTTTTCAGATGTATAGCCTTCAGAAGTTTTATGAGGGTGAAGATATGAAAAACCCATTAGAGAATGAGAAAGATATTTCACATTCTCATAAGCTAGACGGTGCTGCTATTTCTTTGCTGTATGTAGGGGGTAAGCTAACTAGAGTTCTTACTCGCGGTAATGGTGTTGAGGGTACTGATATTACTGATAAGTTCTTAGCTACTAATCTAGTGCCAAAAGAGCTTAATCATGACGGGGTAGTGCAGATTACTGGAGAAGTGGCTGCTCCAAAACATATCCCCAACGCTCGCAACTATGCTGCGGGCGCACTCAATCTAAAGAGTGTAGATGAGTTTAAAACGCGTGCTATTGAATTCTTTGCGTATGGTCTGCAGCCACACACTAATGCAACGTATGTAGAGGATATGCTACTACTAAAGCGCATAGGTTTCAATATTATCGTTAATAACCCAGAGCTAGATAAAATTTACCCAACTGATGGAGTAGTTTTTAGAGTCAACTCTAATAAAAGATTTGAGGAGCTGGGGTATACTTCTAAACATCCACGAGGTGCTTACGCTCTTAAAGAGCGATCAGAGGGTGCTGAAACTAAAATTCTTGATGTTGTATGGCAGGTGGGTAAATCCGGAAAAGTTACTCCAGTAGCTATTCTAGATCCTGTAGTTCTTAACGATGCAACAGTTACACGAGCAACACTTAATAATGTTGGGTTTATTGAACAGTTAGGAATTGAGATCGGGGATACAGTACATGTTATCCGTGCAGGCGAAATTATTCCTTGTATAACCCATAAAGTAGAGTGATGGGCATCAAAAAATTGAACTTGATTTCTTTATTCGATTAGCGTATAATATTATTTATAAACTGATGAATTAACTATGAAAATACAAATCCCAACACACTGTCCTACATGCGCTACTACATTAGTACTGATTAATGAGCAATTGTTCTGCAAGAACTCAGCTTGCCCAGACCAGCTAAATAAAAAACTAGAGCATTTTTGTAAGACCCTCGGTATTAAGGGTATGGGGCAGAAGACAGTTGAGAAATTGCAGCTTGAGTCTATAGCAGAACTATTTTATCTCGATAGGGATGCTGCAATTCACTCACTTGGTAGTGAAAAAGTAGTAGATAAACTTTTAGGAGAAATCAGCCGTGCAAAACTAGCCCCACTAGCTTCAGTAATTGCGTCGTTCTCAATTCCTCTTATTGGAAATACTGCGGGAACAAAACTCTCACAAGTAGTTAAAAATTTAGATGAAATTAACCAAGAGACTTGTAAGCAAGCAGGTCTTGGGGATAAAGCCACTGCCAATATTCTAGAGTGGCTAGAAACCGAGTATCAAGAGTTAAAGGACTTTCTTCCTTTTACTTTTGAAAATAGCAGTACAGTTTCTAATGATGCAATTCCAATCTGTATCACTGGTAAACTTAAATCTTTTAAGACAAAAGCCGAAGCTGCAGAGATACTTAATAGCCTAGGTTATAAAGTTACTGACAATGTTACAAAACAAACGCAGTATCTTGTTGATGAAGAAAACAAACAAAGTTCTAAGCGTAAAAAAGCTGAAGAATATCTTATTCCAATTATCACAAATCTTAATGATTTTATTCAAGAAAAGGTAAATACACATGTCTGAAAAAGCTAAAAAATGGTCTGAAGCAACCGTCGAGCAACTTATGTCTATCGTCGGTAACGAGTCTCCCGTTTCCGTAATCGCAGTTGAGAAAGCTGCTGAAGTTCTTGGTTTCACTGTTCGTTCAGTTGCAGCTAAACTGCGTCAGTTGGATCTAGAAGTTGCTTCAATGGCTAAAGAACGCACTTCAGCCTTTAGCGAAGCAGAAGGTCAAGCACTTGCTGAATTTATTAATGCAAATCCAGGTGCTTACACTTATAAAGAAATCTCAGAGCTTTTTGCTGGTGGTAAGTTTAATCATAAGCAAATCCAAGGTAAAGTTCTAGCCCTTGAGTTGACTGGTTCTATCAAAGCAGCTGAAAAGGTCGAAGTTGCTCGTAGTTACTCAGAAGCTGAAGAAGCTAAGTTCGTACAGTTAGTTCAAAGTGGTGCCTTTATTGAGGACATTGCAACTGCACTAGCTAAATCTATTCCTTCAGTTCGTGGTAAAGCTCTTAGCCTACTTCGTGCTGGACATATTACCAGCATTCCTGCTCAAAAAGAGTCTCATGCTAAAGATACTGGGGATGCAGTTGATGCACTTGGCGCTGGTATTGCTAATATGACAGTAGCAGATATTGCTAAAGCTGTTGATAAGACCGAGCGTGGCGTTCGTACTTTGCTTACCCGCAGAGGTATTAAAGTGGCAGATTATGATGGTGCTCAAAAGAAAGCTAAAGCAGAAGGTAAAAAAGCTGCTGCTTAACCTAAAATAAGAATAAGGGCGGGAGGTTGTTTACTCTCGCCCTTTTTATTGGAGAATTGAAATGCAGGTAATTGTTAAATATAGAGATAACCTTAGCTTCCTGCCAGAAGAAGTTATTAGACAAGCAGAACAGAACTATGGCTCTAGGGCTACTGTTACCCTGCTTCCAGACTCTGATACTCCAATCGACCATCTTTACTTTGCAGTACAACGCATGCTTACTGGAGACTTACTTTCCGCGTATTATGACCACGAAGATATACATAAGGTCAAGAGAGAATTCCTATATAAAGTTGATGAAGTAGTAGATGATGTTATTCAGGATATTTTAGCTAAGTTAGGATCTTAAATGGAGACCTCAGCAGTAGTTTTGCATAAGCTGCTGAAAGAGCGAAACTTAGACATTTGGGCAAAACTAAAACTCGTATTTTTAGATAGCGCATATAGTGCTGTGTATAGTGCTATAGCTAGACACTATGATAAGTATAGTGAGCTTCCTACCTTTGAGGATTTGGAGCTCTCTCTAAGAGAGGGAGCCACATCAAAAATAGTAGCGGCAATTAAACTTATAGAAGCAGACGAGATTAGCGCAGATGTAGCTCTTGATGCACTAATTGACCAATACACACAATCAGAAACTATTAAACTACTAGATAAGTTTGTAGATAAGCTCCCATTATACGATACTGAAGAAATAAAGGATAACTTAGCAAATATTGTACTTACTCTAGATGAGAAGACCCTTACTACAGAGGGTGTCTATTCTATGAGTGACATTATGCTCTTCCAGCCAGAAGATGAAATTTCTAGAAATAGAGTGTATCTTGGGCTGAATAATACTTTTGATGCTACTCTTAATGGCGTCGCACGTCAAGAACTTATTTTAATCGGCGGCAAGCGCGGCTCAGGAAAATCTATTGCTAGTAATAACCTAATGGTTAATCAGTATGAGATGGGTAATTCTGCCATTTATTTCTCTATCGAGATGACAGGGTATGAAACACTACAACGTACTATGTCTATTCTAGCTAACATCAGTCATCAGAATTTGAAACAAAATAAGCTTAGTGATGACGAAATTTTACGTCTCGTTAAAGCTAGAGCTGGTATGTTTCAAGACAGTGATGGGGTAGTACAAGATTTTCTTTCGCATAGAGATAGATTTAAATTCGAGCAAAACTTAGTCAGAAATTGTACGCTAAAGCCCGATAATCAAATGATTATTGTTGATGATAGATCATTGACCCTAAGTAGCGTCGATTTGCACATTGGTAAGGCCAAGGCCCGATTTGGTGACAAGTTGACGACAGTTGTAGTGGATTATCTAAACCAGATCGTAATTGAAGGAGGCTTCAGCCAGTTTGATTGGCAGCCTCAAGTAATTGTTTCTAAAAAACTAAAAGAGATAGCTCGTAAGTATGACGTCGTCTTGGTAAGTCCTTACCAAATTGACGCAACTGGGGAAGCTAGGTTTGCTAAAGGTATTCTTGATGCTGCTGATATTGCTTTGGTAATGGAAGCGCATGACAAAGATTCAGGAGCAATGTCTTTTGATACAACTAAGATTCGCGGAGGCAGAGAAATGAAGTTTACCAGCGCTATAGATTGGGATAGTTTGCGTATTATTCCAACCTCTATTGAACCTCCAAAAGAGAAGGAGACTATCAAGAAAGCTGGAAAGAAGTCTCAAAAAGTTGAAGAAGAAGCAACTGATCTACCTTGGGATGCTTAAATGGACTACGTGGCAGATTTATTAAAAGAAAAAAGTATTAGTTACATGCCTTCTGGTAGAGACTATTTAATTAAATGTCTAAATCCAGAACATGATGATAATAATCCTTCTATGCGAGTGGATAAAACCACAGGAGTATTTCATTGCTTTTCCTGTGGTTTTAAAGGGGATATTTTTAAGTACTATGGTATATTATCTAACCATACCTTTATTAAAGTAGCAAAATTAAAAGAAAAACTAGCCGCATTAAAAATAGCAAATACAGGCCTGGAGATTCCTCCCGTAGCTATTCCATACCTTAGATCTTTTAGAAATATTAGTGCTGGAACGCTTCAGAAGTTTGAAGCGTTCTATTTACCTGGGGAGTCTAAGGAGCTAAGAGGTTTTGAAGATAGAATTATCTTCCCTATTAGAGACATTACTGGAAAGATTGTGTGCTTTCAAGGACGTTTAACCCTATCACAAGGAACCCCTAAGTATTTGTTTTATCCTAGCGGGTCACATCCGCTGGCATTCCCTGCAAAACTTGAGAGGGGAACCCAAAGTATAGTATTAGTTGAAGGTATTTTTGACTTTCTTAATTGTTATGATAAGGGGCTGCATAATACTGTGTGTGTATTTGGTACAAACTCTATGCAGAAGGATACAAAAAGTAAATTACAACAGTATAAGATGCAGGGTGTTACTAAGGTATTTATAATGTTTGATGGGGATGATGCTGGCAGAGAAGCAGCCAAAAAACTAAAACCAGCTATAGAACAATTAGAACTAGAATGTGAAATTATTACACTAGAAGATAACCAAGATCCGGGGGAATTATCACAGGATTATATAAACAGTATAAAGGAATATGTTAATGGCTAAGATTGCAATTGTAGAGAAGTGTCCCTCAAAAGTTAATTACTCTAACTATTTTGAATTTGAATACGATAAATTTCATCTATCTTCTGTGTACTTACAGAAGGTTCTAAAAAAGGATGTGGACATTGATATTGACGTTGATCTATACGATTTTATTATTCTTGTTGGTTCTGAAGCTACTAAGTATTTTACAAAAGAATCGGTAACTAACACTGCGGGACTATTAATTCAGGATAAGTATTTGCCTATCACTAATCCTGCAATGCTTAGTTTTAAACCGGAAGGAAAGCCAGAATTTGAGCGCGCGCTATCTCAGATTAAAAAGTATATTTCAAAAGAGATTACTAACACCTCCGTAACGGGGGATTTTAAAGGAATAGAAAATGAGAAAGAAGCACTTAACTTCCTACAAGAAGTCCTTAATAGCGAAGCGCAGGTTGTTGCACTCGACACGGAGACAACAGCTCTCTATCCAAGAGATGGCTACGTACTTGGTATATCTATCAGCTATAAGCAAAACCATGGAAGATATATTGCTTCTGATGCTGTCACAGAAGAAGCCCTAGAGCTACTACAGCGCATTCTTGATACTAAGCAAATAGTATTCCATAACCGTAAGTTCGACCAGAAGATGCTGGAATATCACTTCCAGCTTAGGTTTAAACCTGACTGTGATGATACTATGGTAGAACACTATGTATTAGATGAATCAGAGGGTACGCATGGTCTTAAACAATTGGCTATTAAATTTACTACATACGGTGACTATGATAAAAAACTGGACGACTTTAAAGAAGAATACTGTAGAGCAGTCGGCATTCTTAAAGAAGAGTTTACCTACGATCTTATTCCATTCGATATTATTGCAGAGTACGCTGCGATTGATACTGCCGTAACTTTAGAGCTACACAACAAGTTTAGACCTCTAATTGCAGCAAACCCCAAATTGGAGGGAGTATACACTAAACTTCTAATTCCAGGAGTACAGTTTCTTCTTGACATGGAAGAGGTCGGTATCCCCATGTCTAAAGAGAGACTAAGGGCTGCTGAACAGTATCTGGATCAGGAGATTCTTGCTGCTAAGGAGAAGATATACGAGTTCGAGGAAGTAAAAAAGTTTGAACAAGATACAGGTAAAATATTTAACCCAAACTCTGTCCAACAGCTACGCGTAGTGCTTTTTGACTATCTTAAGTTGACTCCTACAGGTAAGCTGACTAAAACAGGAGCATTAAGTACTGACGCGGAAGTTCTTGAAGAACTTAGTAGTGACCATCCACTACCTAAAGCAATTTTAGCTGTGCGCCAATTGGGAAAAATTAGAAGCTCTTATATTAGCAAGATTTTACCTGAGCTAGATAAGGATAGTAGAATTCGTACCAATTTTAATCTAACTTTCACGTCTTCCGGGCGTTTAAGCTCTAGTGGTAAGTTTAACGCGCAACAGATTCCTAGGGATGACCCTATTATTAAGGGGTGTATACAAGCCCCTGAAGGATACTGTATTGTTTCGCAGGATTTAACTACAGCTGAGATGTATTATGCTGCAGTCCTTTCAGGAGATAAGAATCTTCAGAAAGTATTTGTGTCAAAAGGAGACTTCCATTCTACAATTGCAAAGATGGTGTTCAATCTTCCCTGCGAGGTAGATGACGTAAAGAAGCTATACCCGTTAGACAGGCAAGCTGCAAAGGCGGTTAACCAATAGATAGCCGCCTATAAACCCCTTAAATTGCTGGAAAGTCCTTAGAGCCCCACTACTACAAAGTAACTGGTAACAGTAAGCTTGATAGTTAAAAAGTGTGGGGATTGGAAAATCAGCAGCCAAGTTGGCCATAATAAAAATTATCATTGACGGCATGCCGCTAATGGTGTATAATATTAAACAATGGGCAAAAGGTTCAGAGACTATCCGAAAGGAGTAGGGTGAAAGTTTACTCGAAAAAGGGGGCATGACATGAAAGAACAAACGTTAGAAGAGGCGGTTTTATCCGCAAGAGATTTTTATATTGAAAATAATTTAAGTATACCAATTAATGTAGTAGAGTATATTGCCAAGTTCCCAAAAGGAATGTCTAGGCAAACGCTTCAATCTAGATATGGTATAAAAACCAGTGAATTTGTAAAACTATTAAACCCAGAGTATGAAAAACCATTAGAAGCAGCAAAAAGGGCGGTTGTAGAGTGTGATCGGCTTAGATATAAGCTAATAACTAATCCAAGCACTTTAAAGAGTAATCGTGATAAGGTAGCTCTGGAATGTTTAGACTGTGGATATTTGCACAGTACTACCATTACCTCCTTAAGCGGAAGCCTATTAGGTTGTCCAAAGTGTAAAGCAGGCAATTTACCTTGGAAAAAACGTAAGGAAGAGCTAGAAGAGCTGCTGCTAGAAAACTTTAAATGTACTCTAATATCTGAAGTGCCAGAGTCTGAGTCTGGTTATATAACAGTACAGCACATTGTATGTGGTACTAAGTTTACTAATCAGTTAGTCGGTATGGTACATCCGAATACTAGGAATAGAGGTAGTTGCCCCAACTGTAGGTCTTCCGATAAAAGAGTTACTGAAGAAGGTATAACTTTTGGATCTTCATTTGAGTACGAGTGTTATAAAATACTTAAAAAATTTGATCCAGAGACTCATATAAAGTACTCTGACTGGTTTAATACAAATAAGCGGTGGATTTGTGACTTTAAAATAGGTAACTTCTGGATAGAAGTGTCTAACTTTAAGGTTGATTATAAGAATTATTTTCAAAATATAGAAAACAAAGAGCGTTTAGTAGAACTAAATGGACAGTATTTCTTCTTTATTAGATCACTGAAAGAAATGGAAGAATTTGCTGGTTTACTTAGCATGGAGTGAAGATATAGTCCGATCTCTATAGAAATATAGAGAGAGTGGGATACAAAACGACCCATTCGTAACATATAATGATCATTTGGAATCCTTTACGGTTCTGGGCCACAGAAAGTGGCTGATACTGTAAACAAAGAAGGAGGGAATATGACCCTTCAAGACGCTCAGGATGTTATTAAGCAGTATTTTAATACCTTTAAAAAGCTACGTCAATGGCTGGATAATAGAAAAGAATTTATTTCTACTAACGGGTATACTTATTCCTTTTTTGGGCGTAAGCGTAGGTTGCCTAATGTATTTAGTAGTGATAAAGGTATTGCAGCACATGAGGTACGTAGTGGGATTAATATGGAGGTACAGTCTTTAGCCTCTGATATTAATCTGCTCGGGGCTATTGAAACTGCCAATGAGATTAAAGAGAAAAATCTTGATGCTAAGATTTTTATGCTTGTTCATGACTCTATTGTCTCCATTGTTAGAAATGATTTAGTAGAAGAATACTGTAGTATTCTAAAGCGTAATACTCAGCGTGATAGAGGTTGCTCTATTCCTGGGTCTCCAATTGGAGTTGACCAAGAAATAGGCACAGATTATAGTTTTGGAAAGTTTGAGAAAAAGTATGAACTTAAAGGAAATATCCTTTCCCGTGTATAGAGTAGGGTATATTAAACCCCTGCAGGAGGAAGGAGTAGCTTTCTTTCTGAAGGCTGATAATTCCATTGAGGTATTGGACGATAGAAGTGTAGAAGCACCTACTTTAGCAAAAAGAAGATTAATTATGCAGAGTAGTACTAAAATGGCAAAACTAACTAGAGCTTACTTTTTTCTAGGAGATCTAATTAGAGATTCCGACCCTAAATTGTGGTATATTGATAGTGCTGGGAGGATATTTCAATATATTAAATCTACAATGGCTACACTAATATCTAAAAAAATACTTAATATTATAAGAATTAGTGGTGGGGTATTAATAGAAGCAGAAGGGATTCCTAGCAGATTCATCTCACTATACCCTCCGACAGTAGAGCAAAAGTATGTCAGTCTTTTAAAATTAAATAAATCCCATATACTATATGGTTTTACTAAGGAGTACCATGCTGATACAAGAAGGAAGATTTGATGCCTAAAGCTATAATTTCCAATAGAATTTATATGGACTTACCTCCAGATAAGCAGAAACTATTTAATACCTTAACCTATCGTATTGTTACTAATGAAAACTCTGTAAAATATGCTAATGTAGAGATTATTCGTAATTATAGAATGCTTAATACTAAAGTTGTAAGCATTCCACAAGGTAGACTTGATCTTATACCGGAAGGGTATGAGATCGTTGATAAGCGAGTAATTGAATTCGCAGATTTTCCAGAACCTAAATTTGATCTATTTGACGAGCAGAAGGTTGTTTATGATCAAGTAGAAGATACAGTATTTATTAATGCTTTAGTTGGTTGGGGAAAAACATTCACCGCTTTGCATGTAGCACACAAGCTAGGGCAGAAGACACTAGTAGTGACCCATACTATGGCTTTGCGGGACCAATGGGTACAAGAAGTAGAAAAGCTATTTGGAATTAAACCAGGAATTATTGGCTCTGGTAAATTTGATGTTGATGACCATCCTATTGTAGTAGGTAATATTCAGTCAATTGTACGTGTTGTTGATAAGATCTCCAAAGTGTTTGGAACTATTATACTAGATGAGGCGCATCATACCCCTGCCACCACATTCACTCAGCTAATAGATTCAATGCACGCTAGGTATAGGATTGCACTTAGTGGTACTATGAAACGTAAGGATGGTAAGCATATAATGTTTCCTGACTACTTTGGGCATAATGTACTACGTCCAAAGCAGAATAATACTCTTAACCCTAAAATTAGCATATTAAAATCTAAAATATCCTTACCGTCTGGTAAAACTTGGGCTAACAGAGTAACTTCTCTTTTGGAGTTGCCTGAATATATAGAAGTAATTGCAGCAATGGCAGCTGTTCAAGGAAATAAAGGACATAAAGTACTTGTAATTGCTGATAGAGTTGAATTTCTAAAAAAGGTTAGCGAACGCCTAGGTAGTAGGGCTACCTACATAGTTGGCGAAACTAAGGAAAGGCATGTAGAACTGGATAAAGTGTCTAGCGGAGAATGCGATATTTTATGTGGTTCTAGAAATATCTTTTCAGAAGGTATATCACTAAATAGCTTAAGTTGTCTTATTTTGGCAGTTCCAATTGTAAATCACTCCAACCTAGAGCAGTTAATAGGACGGATTATGAGACTATCAGAAGGAAAGCTAAGCCCGGAAGTTATTGATATAAACTTTAGCGGAAGGTCTGAGAAAGCACAAAACGCTACACGTCTAGCGTTGTACCTAGAAAAAGGTTGGCAGATAGAATACCTTTAAAATTTTTGACTTGATAAATATCACCTAAAGTGATATAATATTATTTGTGGGTGAGACATGACATTCTTTTTTAATTTTGATAAAGCTAAAGAACTAGGAAAGAATGACCCACTCAAGGTTATTTCTTTACTGAAAGATCTTTATGAAGGGAGAATACTTAAGTATGGTGTAAAAACTAAACTTTCTAATAAAGCGTATTCTTACCTTCTTAACCCAAGAGGGATTTTCCAAGAGAATGCCGTAGATGTACTTTATAAGTATCAGTACTTAATTTTAGCGTCTAGGCGAGATTATACTCTATATTCACTATACGGAATTAAAAACTTACCACTTGCATACTATCCAGAAATAAACCCTGATAGTATCAAACATAATCCCTTACTTTATGTAACTAACACTGAAATACATTTTAAATACGAGGAAATATAATGGCTCTTAAATTCGGCGAAACTAAAGGCAAAGCACAAAAGAAATCTATTGAGGCTTTTGAGTATAAAGACGGAGAGAATGTAGTACGTCTAATTGGCGGGGTTCTACCTCGTTATGTATACTGGCTAAAAGGTACAAACGATAAGGATATTCCTATTGAATGTTTGGCGTTTGATCGTAATGCTGAAAAATTTAACAATCTGGAAGTTGACCATGTTCCAGAGTACTTCCCTGAGAAGAAGTGTTCTTGGGCATACAGTATTAACTGTATTGATCCGAAAGATGGTAAAGTTAAAGTACTGAATCTGAAAAAGAAGCTTTTTGAACAGATTCTTAGTGCAGCAGAGGACCTTGGCGATCCTACTGATTATGATACTGGGTGGGACGTGGTATTTAAACGTGCCAAGACTGGCCCTCTTCCCTTTAACGTAGAATACACTCTTCAGGTTCTTCGTTGTAAAAAGCGCAGCCTTAGCCCTGAGGAACGTGCTCTAGCAGATGCTGCAGAGGATATTGATTCTAAATATCCACGGGCTACTGCTTCAGAAATTAAAGCCGCATTGGAAAAACTTACTTCTGGAGAGCCAGAAGAAGCTAGTGCTGACGAGCAGGAAGCTATTAACGAGCTAGGTTAATAATTATAAAAATGCCACTATGTCTTTGACTATGTGGCATTTTTTGTCTAAGGAGACAATATGAAGGTTGAACATGCACTAAATATAATGCGTGATAAATTTGAATATAGAGCAGATAGGAAGTTTTTTGTAATAGATTCTTGGTCTGTTTTAAAAGAGCGTAGCGGTTCCTATTTTGGCGATTGTGATGACTTTGCTTTAACTACTATTTGGTTGATTAACGATGAAAGTTTGTTTAAGTTCCTCTGGAATACTTGTATAGTATTTAAACATCGGTTACACAAAGTTCGTACCGAGAGCGGAGGCCATCATATTGTAGCTCAAGTGGGTGACCTATGGTTTGATAACTGGACTAAAAAAGCCCTTTCTAAAGAAGATTTTTTCAAAGAAACGAAGCACAAATATAGTTTTATGCTACCTTTACCCCTATTCCCTATTAATCTTATTAGAGGCTATTTTAATAGATGAAAATACTTTTTAGCGCCGATCATCATATAAAGTTAGGTACTAAAAATATTCCTGTAGAATGGGCTAGAAATAGGTTTCACTTGCTATTTAATGAGTTACATAAACTAGAGGCCGAAGTAGATGTTCATATTTTAGGAGGTGATTTCTTTGATAAAGTCCCTTCGCTAGAGGAGCTTGAACTGTACTACGAGTTTGTAGCTGGGTGCAAGTGTGAAACTAGAATAATTTCTGGTAATCATGAGGCACTAAAGAAAGATACTACATTTCTCTCTTATCTGAAAAAATTAACTTCTAGGCTTAATAGTAAAGTACAAATTATTGATGATTTTCACACTGAGTTTGGTATTGATTTTATACCCTATAATAAGTTAAAACAGTATACTCCAGCAGATATTGATTTCCATAGCGATATTCTAGTAACTCATGTTAGAGGAGAGATCCCTCCACATGTTAAACCTGAAATCGACCTATCAATATTTGACAGATGGAAAGTAGTTTTAGCAGGGGATCTTCATTCGTATGATAACTGTCAACGTAATATCAAGTATCCTGGCTCTCCTATTACTACCTCATTTCACCGTAATAAGGTAGACACAGGGGTTATTCTGTTGGATACTGTTACCTTAGATAGTAAATTCTTTGCCTTAGATTTACCTCAATTACTAAGAAAAACTATCCAGGCTGGCGAGCCGATGCTCGCGACCTATCCCGATCATACTATATATGAAGTGGAAGGGGATATATCTGAACTTTCTGCAGTAACTGACAATGCTCTAATGGACAAAAAGATAACTAAACGTAATGTAGATACTACACTTATACTATCTCCAGAAATGTCTATTGAAGAAGAAATAACCGACTATTTGACCTACATTCTAAATGTAAGTCCTAATACTATTGATAAAGTTCTAGGTGTTTATCATGATTACGCTCAAAAAATTAAGCTTTGATAATTTATTTAGTTATGGAAGAGGTAATTATATATGCTTCAATAAAGACCCGATTACCCAATTAGTAGGTAGGAACGGTCACGGAAAAACAAGCATTCCTCTAATTTTAGAAGAAGCTATTTATAATAAAAATTCCAAAGGTATTAAAAAAGCCGATATTCTTAATAGGTATATTAAAGATAAAAGCTATAGTATAAATCTTACTTTTACTAAAGACGGTAATGAGTATGAAATTAGTACTACTAGAGGTAGCACGCAAGTAGTAAAGCTACTGAAAGATGGTGTGGATATTAGTGCTCATACTGCTACCGCTACATTTAAAATGATAGAGAGTATTTTTGGGCTAGACAATAAAGCCTTCTCTCAACTTATTTACCAATCTAGTAGTAGTAGTTTGGAGTTCCTTACTGCAACAGATTCTAATAGGAAAAAATTTCTTATTGATTTGTTAAACTTAGATAAGTACGTTGAAGCATTTGAAGTATTTAAAGCCGCAGTTAAGGAAGTTAGTGAGGAAGTATCATCAATTGAAACTTCTATAAAAACTACTCAAAGTTGGATTGATAGAAATTCTAAAGTACCTCTTAGCTACATAGAACTAAAAGAGCTTCCTACTATTGACCCTAAAGTGCAGCAGGATTTAACAGATACTAAAGCTCAATTGCAGGGTGTAGAATACTCTAATAAACAGATTACAAAAAATAACCAGTATAAAGCCAATCTAAAGAGTATCGATGTTAGCTCTATAAAAGATGCAGTACCTCCAATCGATAATTCCCATATTGTAAAACATAGTGGGGAGCTATCCAAAACTATTAAAGATGCTACGGCTTTTATTAGTAAAATAGCACATCTCGATGGTACTTGCCCAACCTGTCTACAATTAATTAATAGACAAAAACTAGAAGAATTGATTAATGACCAGGAAGTTATTAAAGCTACTGCTCAGGAAGCTCTTAATAAAATTAATAAGGAGTTGGCAGAGCATCGAGAAACAAAACTTAGGTATGAAGAGGCCCAGCGACTAAAATCGGAATATGAGCAGTATCATAGTCTAATTGATGATAGCCTACCTGAAAAGATTATTGATAGTGAGGATCTTCTTGGTACTATTAAAGATTTAGAGAGTAAGTTAGATACTCTATATAAAGAAATTAAAGAGATAGAGTCTTTTAATAAGACCGCAAGTGCTAATAACTCTAAAATTTCTGTTATCTCTGAACAGATGGCTTCAATGGAAGAAGATTTAGTAAAGTATAATGAATCTCTTGCAATTGTAGGAGAAAAATTAAGCTATCTACAGATTCTTCAAAAAACTTTTAGTACTAGTGGTTTAATTGCTTATAAAATCGAATGTCTAGTAAAGGATCTAGAGGATCTTGCTAATAAGTACCTAGCTGAACTAAGTGATGGCAGATTTCAGTTAACCTTTAAAGTAACTGCTAGTGATAAACTTAATATTATTATTACTGATAATGGGGTAGATATTGATATTGTTGCGCTATCAGGAGGAGAAAAGGCCAGAGTTAATACGGCTACCCTACTAGCTATTAGAAAACTAATGCAATCTTTATCCAATGCACGTATAAATTTACTCGTACTAGATGAAACTATTGATAGTCTAGATACTGACGGAAAGGAGAAGCTAGTGGAGGTTTTGTTAAAAGAGGAGCATCTTAATACTTTTCTTATTTCCCATGGATTTACACACCCCTTACTGGAAAAAATTACAGTAATTAAGGAAAATAACATATCGAGGTTAGAATAATGTATGAGGCTACTAAAGCAATAAAAAGACGAGGAGAGTACAATAATGTACTCTTTAAGGGAAGTGGCTTGGATATTGGAGCGGGTCCGGATTGTATATCTAAGCATGGGTATACTGCATATGACTGGGATCTAAAAGATGGCGATGCTCAATATTTGAAAACTCTTTCTGATAACTCACAAGATTTTGTCCATAGCTCCCACTGTTTAGAGCATATGATGGACCCTAGAGTAGCAATTAAGAACTGGGTTAGAGTTTGTAAGCCTGGAGGTTATATTGTAATTAGTATTCCAGATGAAGAACTTTATGAGCATAATATGTGGCCTTCTAAGTTTAATACAGATCATAAATGGTCTTTTAAAATATACCAAGGTAACTCTAGACTACCAAAATCTTTAAATGTTACTGACTTGCTTAAGCTAGTATGGAAAGATACTGAGATAATCAGTATTAAACGTATTGAAGACGGATTCGATTGGATTGCTTCCAAGCAAGTAGACCAGACGGGTCCAGAAGATGGCCCGGAATGTGCCATTGAACTAATATTAAGAAAAGTATAATGGTAGATAGCAGAGAAAAAGGGGCTAGAGCTGAAACAGCTGTAGCTAAAGAACTTAAAAGACTTACTGGAATAGATTTTAAGAGGGTACCTCTTTCTGGTGGACTACATGCAAGTCACGGGTTAAAGGGGGACCTGTATATTGCTAACTCTCTTAATATATTCTGTATAGAAGTTAAACATTATAAAGCAGATCATTTTACCTCTAAAATTTTTACAGATAAAATGCCACAATTAATTGAATGGTGGGAACAGACAATTAGAGAGTCAGCTCAGATAAGTAGAAAACCTCTCTTGATTTTTAAGTTCGATCGTAGTAAAATATTTGTTGCATTTAAGGAGTTACCAGAGAATGCAAATTATAGATGGGCATTTCTAAATATAGATGGCCATGAATTTTATGTTGCTAAATTGGAAGACTGGATACTTAATGAGGCCCCGAGGTTTGTATGACAAAACGAAAAGGAAAGTTTAGTCTGCCACTAGAATTAATTAATACTTCTCCGCGAACTGTATTAAAGATTCTAAAAGATGTAATTATAGTAAGGGCAGAGGTTATGTATGTGAGTAATAGTATTGAATACTATGGTATTAGTGATCAGTTCGATGAAATAAGTGACAGGTGTGTTGTGCCTACATATAAAGCTATTATTGATGAAGGAATAGTATATTGGGAACAAGTAAATGAGTAAAAGTTTTGGCGTACTTAAAGAAGTTGATAACAATACTTTAATGATTGTAGATGGACTTAATTTAGCTTTTAGGTATCTTCATGCTAAATCTTCTACTTTCGTTGAAGATTATATTAGAGTAGTAGATAGTCTTAAAAAATCATATAAGGCGGCTAAAGTTATTATTGCTTGTGATAAAGGTTCTTCATCTTACAGAAAAGCTATTTACCCTGAATATAAGGCTAACCGTAAGGAACGTTTCGAGAATCAAACTGACGAGGAACGAGAGCAGTTTGAAGCATTTTTTAAAGAATTTGAAGCTACTATGCTTCAAATTAGCACAATCTACCCTGTACTGAGGTTTGATGGTGTAGAGGCTGATGATATTGCAGCTTACATTGTTAAAAATATAAAAAACTATAATAAATGGCTTATTTCTTCAGATAGGGACTGGGATCTATTAGTTAATGAGAATACCAGTAGATTTTCTTATGTAACTAGAAAAGAAGTTACTTTTGAAAACTGGAATACACATTATGACTGTGATATTGAGGAATACATCAGTATTAAGTGTCTAACTGGCGATACAGGAGATAATGTAAAGGGAGTAGAAGGCGTAGGCCCTAAAAGGGCTTCCGATTTGGTTAAACAATATGGTTCAGCCTTGGATATTGCAGCAGCTATACCTATTAATAGCAAGTATAAGTATATTCAAAGTCTTAATAAGCACAAGGATACCATTTTGTTAAATTATGAATTAATGGACTTATTATCTTTCTGTGAGGACGCAATAGGACTCCATACTAAAGATATTGATAACCTATTAGAGGAATACTTATGACAGCGTTAGAAGCGTTAGACTTAGTTAAAAATGAATATAACCTTCCTAATTTTGAGGATGCTAGAGGCATTCTCAAACAAATCTATAATTTGGAAGTTAGTGCTAGTATGTCCGGTATCGAGAACTATGGAAAAACAGCTGACTGGATTACTTATAGAGTTAAAGAAATAATGAGGAATGGGCAATGATATTAGATAATTTACCTAAAGATATTGCAGAAGGCAGTCACAAGATATTTAGAGTATCCTGTGACTCCGGTAAGCACCCAAAGTGTTTAGGCATTATTGATAGAGAATATAGAATAATATATAAACAAAGACAACGTACTGGTGGTAAAGACTTTTGTAAGTTTTGTCAAAAAAGAGAAGAATTTAGTGGTAGAAATAACCCTAATACTAGGTATTATTTTAATGATAATTATTTGGAAAATATTGATACCCCTGAAAAAGCGTATTTGTTGGGATGGATAGCTTCAGATGGCTCAATATGGCAAAACTCAGTATCTATCTTTATAAAAGAAATAGATGTTGACACTTTAGTATACCTAAAATCCTTAATCTCTAGAGATCTACCTATTTGTGAAAAAGACAATAATTTATTGGGAATTACTATTAATTCGCATAAATTTGCGCAAGATTGTCTCAAACATTTACAGTTAGATACTTTTGGAAAGAAGCATGATCTTGTAAAATTCCCCGAGATTTCTAACGATTTGAAACCTTACTTTATTAGGGGGTACTTTGAAGGGGACGGGTATGTTGGTGTAAAATCTGGGATACCAAGAGTAAGTATTTACTCTAACTCTTCCTCTATGCTTCATAGTATTAAAGACATTACTAATGTAGGCTATGTATACTCAAATAGCTTTGAGATAAATAAGGGGCTAGACGCTATTAAATTTTTAGAGTATATCTACTCAGGAGATGGGGCAGATGTTCTGCATAGAAAGTTCAATACTTACGTAGATATAAAGGGCTGGGTACCTTCGTTATCGTACAACTTTACCAGTTTTGATGGATTTAAAGTTAAGATTAATAAAGTAGATCCAAATGCTGTTATACCTAAAGTAGCTTTAGAAGGGGATGCTGGACTAGATCTTACTATTATACGGAAAGGTAAGCTACTTTATAAAGATGTTTATATGTACCATACAGGACTTAAGGTATCCCCTCCTGCGGGTTACTACTTTGATCTTGTACCAAGAAGTAGTCTTTCTAAAAGTGGACATTCACTGGCCAATAGTGTGGGCATTATAGATTCACAGTACGTAGGAGAAATAATGGTAGCTATTAGAAGTCACACTGAAGAGGAGCTACCACTACCTTTTAAAGGATTCCAGTTAATACTAAGAAAATACGAACCGATATTCACTGTAGAAGTAGATTCTCTAGAAGATACAGCTCGTGGAGAAGGCGGATTTGGTAGCACAGGAAGCTAAATGACTCCAAGACAGAGAGATACCTATATGAAAATAGCGGGCATAGTATCCCGGCTAAGCTACTGTGAAAGAAGGAAAGTCGGCTGTGTTATCATAAAGAATAATAATGTTATTTCGGTCGGGTACAACGGTACCCCAGCTGGGGCAGATAACTGCTGCGAAGATGAGAACTTTAAGACAAAACCAGAAGTAATACACGCAGAAGATAATGCACTTAGAAAGTGTTGGCATTCGCTAGAGGGATCATCTCTGTTTGTAACCACAGCTCCTTGTTTAGAGTGTGCTGAAAAAATTGTGAAGAATAATATAAAAGAAGTATTTTATTCTGATGAGTATAACCATTCTGAGGGTATTAACTACCTAAAAAATAATTCAGTAAGAGTTGAGAGGCTAGAAGTATGATTAAGTTAGATTATTCTAAGGACGCGCTATTTGATAAGAATGGCTTGCAGAGATTAAAAGATAGTTACATGAGAAAGGATGAATCTAGCCCTCAAGAAAGATACGCTTACATTGCTAAAGCTTTCGGGTCTAATGAAGAACATTCTCAAAGACTATACAACTATTTAAGTAATCATTGGCTATCCGCTAGTACTCCTATTCTCTCATATGGTCGAAATAAAAAAGGACTCCCTATCTCTTGTTTTCTTACTGAGATAGAGGATACTGCGGAAGGATTGGTCAGTGCATTAGATGAAATTGCCTGGCTTAGCATGTCCGGCGGAGGTGTAGGGTTTAAAGCAGGTATGCGCTCTGCAGATGATAAGTCTGTGGGAGTTATGCCCCACTTAAAAGTTTATGACTATCACTGTCTAGCATATAAACAAGGTACGACTCGTAGAGGGTCTTATGCAGCTTACTTAGATATTGATCATCCAGATATTGTACAGTTTATTGAAATGCGTAAACCTACTGGAGATCCTAATATTAGATGTTTAAATCTACACCATGGAATAAATATTTCTAATGAGTTTATGGAACTTATTGAAGAGTGTACTGGTGATCCATATGTTGATGATACTTGGGAACTAAAAGACCCAGACGGCACAATAGTGAAAACAATTAGTGCTAGAGAGCTATGGCAAAAACTTATGGAAACTAGAATGCAAACTGGCGAACCTTATTTGCACTTTATTGATACCGCTAATAAGGCTCTTCCAGAACACTTAAAAGCTCTAGGCCTTAAAATCGAAACTAGTAATCTATGTGCAGAAATTGAACTACCTACTAACCAAGACCGAACAGCTGTGTGTTGCCTTAGCTCTTTGAACCTAGATTACTGGGATCAATGGAAGGATGACGAGCTATTCTATAGAGACGTAGCTGAAATGCTAGATAATGTACTTAATACGTTTATTAGAGATGCGGGACCTAGCATGCAAAAATCAGCTAACTCTGCATATAAAGAAAGAAGTATTGGAGTAGGAGTTCTTGGATTTCACAGCTTACTGCAATCTAAAAATATTCCTTTTGATACTCCTATGGCTTTCGGAATTAATAATCAGATATTCTCTAAAATGAAGCAGTATTTGGAAATGGCTAGTCACTACCTTGCTACAGAACGTGGAGAGGCTCCAGATTGCGTAGGTACCGGTAAGAGATTTAGTCATTTAATGGCTGTAGCTCCTACCGCTAGTAGTTCTATTATTATGGGTAATACATCTCCTAGTATTGAACCATACAGAGCTAATGCGTATCGACAGGATACTGCTTCTGGGTCTTACCTTAATAAAAATAAACACCTAGATAAGATTCTGAAGGAAAGGCTAGATGAGGATGAATACTTACTGGCATGGAGTACTATTATAAATGATAATGGTTCAGTACAAAATATTGATTGCCTAACTGAGTGGGAGAAAGATGTATTTAAAACTGCTATGGAAATTGACCAACGTGTTATTGTACATATGGCTTCTGATCGCGCTAAGTATATTGATCAAGGTCAGTCTGTAAATCTTTTCTTTATGCCCACTGAAGAAATTAAGTATATTCACGACTGCCATATGAAAGCGTGGAAGGGTGGAGTTAAATCACTTTACTATTGCAGATCTGATAAAATCAGAAAGGGAGATAAGATCTCTCAGAAAGTGGAAAGAGTTAAACTAGATGACGAAGAATGTATTGCGTGTGGTAGTTAATTATGAATGATAGTGAATTATACGAACTACTACACAGTATGTTCTTTTATAAAGATGGAAATCTATTTAGAAAAAGTAAGCCAAAAGGAAGATCTAAACCTATAGATCAGCCTATAGGTTCTATTGATAAAGTTACGGGATATATTAAATTTCAACTAAAAGGTAAGAACTATAGGGTACATAGGCTTATATATTTAATGGTTCATAAAACATTGCCAAAATATATAGACCATATTAATGGTAACAGGGCAGATAATAGAATAGAGAACTTACGGGAAGCTTCAAAAACTAATAATAACCAAAACTCCTCTATTAGATCAGATAATACTTCAGGTACTAGAGGGGTTAGTTGGAACAGTCAGACTAATAGTTGGAGAGTAACTATATATGTAGAGGGCAAACAAAAACATTTAGGACTATTTAAAGATCTAGAATTGGCTACTTTAGTAGCTGAAGAAGCTAGTATTAAATTCTACAAAGAGTTTTCACCAATTAATTCGAGGCAGCTATGACGTCTAAACTTACACATACTAGAAAAGAGTTTAAACCATTTAATTATCCTTGGGCATTTGATATGTGGGAGCAGCATGAGGCTGCACACTGGCTACCTAAAGAAGTACCACTTCATGAAGATATTAAAGAGTTTAATATCTTATCTATTGAGGAACAATCCTTTATTACAAATATATTTAGGTTTTTTACTCAAGGAGACCTCGATGTAGCTGAAGGCTATATCAAAAATTATCTGCCCTACTTTCCACAGCCTGAAGTACGAATGATGTTACTTAGTTTTGCAGCTAGAGAGGCGGTTCATATTGTAGCATATAGCTACCTTATAGAGTCTTTAGGGTTGCCGGAATCAATCTATAATGAGTTTCTTGAATATAAAGAGATGGCAGATAAGCATGCTTTTTTCGAAACTTTTGCGACAGGTAATAAAAATCAGATGTTGCAGCAAATTGCTGCAATTTCCGCATTCACAGAAGGGCTACAACTATTTAGTTCCTTTGCAATGCTTTTAAACTTTCCTAGGCATGGGAAAATGAAAGGTATGGGACAAATTGTTACTTGGTCTATACTTGATGAGTCTATGCACGTAGAGGCATTAATTAAGCTTTTCAGGACTTTCGTCGAAGAAAACAGAAGTATTTGGACTGACGAAGTTAAGTCCCAGATCTATAGTACAGCTAAGAAAATGGTTGAGCTAGAGGATGCGTTTATTGATCTCTGTTTTGGTAAGTACTCCTTTAAAGGCCTTGATAAAGAGGACTTAAAGAAGTACATTAGATATATTGCGGACCGCAGATTGATCCAAATGGGGATGAAGGGTATATTTAAGCAGAAAGAAAATACACTGCCGTGGATTGACGAGATGATTAATGCTCCTATACACGGTAACTTCTTTGAGAATAGAGTTACAGACTACGCAAAAGGTTCACTGTCTGGAGATTGGTCAGACGTGTGGAATTAAAATAAAAACCCTATAGCTTAATAGCTATAGGGTTTTTTTATTGAACTACGGTTCTGAATCTTTCTTTTACTAACTTTGCTGCTATTTCTCTAGCAGATACGTCAATGAGTCTTGATGGGTAGTATCCTTTGTGTCCCTGTGCTCCCTCTCTTTCAAAGGTAGCATAAGGATAACGCATATAAGTAAGAAAAGCGGTAATGGCACCATCTCTTGCCCTCGATAAGGATTTTAACTCAACCGAACCTGCAAACCTACCAGTCCTATTTCTTAGATTGGGTCTTTGCATATTCTTGATAACAGTTTGTTGTAGTTGTTGCCTTATTAAAACTTCGAGATTTGTTAGAGAAGTGAAACGGCCTTGTGGGGTTCTTAATTGAGGTAATTTAGGCCCAGATACAGAAGAACTAGTAACTTTTGGAGACTTTAAATTAACAACACTTTTTAATTTTTGTTTTTTACTCTTGCTATACGACCCTTTTACGGCTTTAACTTTTGTAAACTCTCCAAACGCAGCCAATAGTTGATTCTCATAGAAGTCTTTAATACTGATGGATCCGGCCTGGTTTAGTATTTTTGAGTCTGATACTTTATCTCTAGTAGCTAGATTCCTTCTTATACCATCTATTATTGACCTTCTAAAAGCTTTTAATATTCTATCCTCTGAAGCACCTTCCTGGTTAGCTTTGGAACTTTCTATTACAACTGATATTGTAGACGATTTCTTACGAATATCTTTAATAGCTACAAAAGAGTGGTCATCAAGTATCTTCTCAATCTCTTTTTCTACAGTAGTTTTAACATATTTAGCAATATCTCCTAAACTTCTAGAATATCCAGATTTTATACCGGCCACTTTATAAAAGTCTTTAACTACAGTATCTAGTATATCTCTATTCCCGGCTATAAGTTCTACTGTTTCATACGCTATAGGTGTATTATGTCCTACATCAAATCCGTCTATAGTATCATATATTTTTCTATATAATTTTGCAGCAACGTCGTTACCATACAATGCTGCTTTTTTATTTTCAGGATTTAAATGTGCTAAAGAGGACATTATTGAGGCACCGGATGTTAGATCTGGTGTGTAACCAACTTCTTTTAAAAGGTTAGTTAATAGTGTTAAATCACCATCAGTATTTTGCTTAAACCAATTTAAAATAAAAGTAGGCCTTCCATCTAATCCTAAAGAGCTTAAGAATCTTCTAACAGTATCAAAGTTATCAAATAGAAGTCTATACGCTTTTTCTCCGGTAGTTTTATCAATTACTGCTTGACGCACTTTACCTGGCTTATTTCTAAATGATCTGTATCTACCTAGTATTATTTGTATAGCTGTTTTATCAGTACCTTGAGTTAGTATATTTAAAGATTCGGGTGCTAAAGTAGCCAGCAACTTATCATTAATGTATAAAGCATGTACTACTTTATTAAATCCGGCTCTATCTGCCCCAGAAATAGTAGAGGTACCTACTTTTCCAACCATAGGAAAGCCCAGATCTTTAAGATTAACCTTACTTAGTGACCTGTCTATTAGGTCTTTAAGGGCTTTCTCACTCATTAATCAACTCCAGAAATTATAACTACGATTTTTAGTAGGTACACCCGTAGTTTGATAGTGTAAATCTACATAATGTAAGAAAGGGTCTACCCCAGAAGTATTAGCAGATAGAAAACATCTTACTAATAGAACTCCGTCAGGCTCTATTCTATTAGTATCTAGTAGACCTCCAGTCCCTCCCTCATTACTTAGTTGAAACTCACTAATCTGATGAGTTCTAGCAGCAAATGTCATACTAGCTTGACCGCTTAATGTAACAGTACTAGTATCAAAAGATTCTCTAGAGTATCCTTTTGCATAAGATACTTCAAATCCAAAAGTAATATCTCCAGCAGGACTATCTCCTAAGTGAGACCAGTGACCATGGATAAATAGATCGGTTCCCGGAGCGTAATCATGAGGCATGTGGAAGTTTATAAAAGCTTCGTCCCCTACATCAAATCTGTATTGTTTTATCCCACCTGCAAAAACTGAAAAGGTGGGCATATTAGCAGAGTTATCTCTATCTGTTTTGATTTCCCCCAATAGGTCATGCCAACCATACTGCGGGTTAGTAGTATCTAGATAGACTCCCGCCCCCGGTTCACTGGATACTACTACCTTTCTTGAGTTATATTCGACAGTGTCTAAAATTGATACGCCATTAACGTATTTATCAAGTAGTATACCATCGTAACTATCAAGTAGAGGTATACTTTCCTCAGCCAAGTAATGATCCGAGGGGCCGATTACATACTCTCCTAATACAAGCATATAATCAAATTTATTCACATATCTAATATAGGACATAGCTACTCCGAGTACGCTTGTATAATTTTCTTACATAAAGGACTTCTAACAATGTCAGAAGTAAAAAAGTTAACCATATCTACTCCAGGAATGCCAGAAAGTTTTTTCATAGCATCCTCTAGCCCAGAGTGCCCTTGAATATCTTTCTGAGAAATATCCCCATCAATGATGTATGTACAGTTATTACCTATTCTAGATAGGATTAGCTTCATTTGATTTGGGGTTGTGTTTTGTGCTTCATCTAGTATTACAATGGCGTTATCAAAAGTACGTCCCCTCATATAGGCGATTGGAACTGCCTCAATATACCCAACCTTTAAACAGTAGTCTACAAAGGATTTACCTAGTAGTCTATCTAGTATGTCTCTTATAGGTGCTAAGTAAGGAGCATATTTTTCCTCTAGTTCCCCGGGCAAGAACCCCATAGTTTCCTCAGCTTCTACAGCTGGGCGAGTTATAATAATTTTATCAACCTTCTTATAGTAAAGTTGCTCCGCGGCGTATGCTGTAGCAATATACGACTTACCAGTACCTGCAGGGCCTGTTGCAAAAACAATATCAGACCTACGGATAGCATCTAAATAAGTGCTTTGTGCAAAGTTCTTAGGCTTTATTGGCTCAAAGCCGTTAATCTGGATCTGGTTAGGATTAGATGCAACTTTTCTAGCTTTTTTAGAGGAAGAAGCCATTAGACAAATCTTTCAAAATGTGGGGCATCTTTGAAAGATTTCCAGTTTCCACCCCACCTGTTAACTTTAGATAAAGACTCCCAGTAGTCACCTAACTCCTGAGGATAGCACAGTGTTCCATCTTTTGTAAAATGTAAATCGGCAGCTAATTTCTTCAGGTGCTGTGAATTCATGGTTTTAGACCTGCCAGTACGGACATATAGTTCCTGCATTTCAACAGGGCGCTGTACTTCTCCCATACGTACTTCGTAACCCAGCTCGAAAGCTTTTGTTAATAGTTTAACAAGATCACGAGTAAAACTTTCTTGCTCTGCGCCTAAGCTCATAATTTTTTATCTCCTAAAATACCGTGTATGGCTGAGTCTTTTTCTCTTGAAGAATGGGAAGTGCCTCTGTGGAAATTAAGAATAGTACCACACATAGTCAGTAGTGAACCAAACCCCATATAAAGTAGCTGGAGATTTTCTTCTGGTATCTGAACAAAGAATAGAATGTAAGCTAGGACTAGTGTGGCTCCTACGATTACAAAGTCTAAGTAATATGCGGCATTTTTTGCGAATCCTGAAGCATTAGTGGACTCCTGAATACGGGTATTCATATCTCTAGCAGAAGCTGTATCAGCATTGCTAACTTTAATTACTTCTAACTCTTGTTCCGCTTTTTTCTGTGCAGATTCAATTAAAAACTCTTCGTGCTTTAATTCTAGCTCTCTTAACCTAATACGCCCTTCTTCAGACCCCATCTCTTTATCAAGGTCTACTCCTAGTTTTTCCTCAATTAAGTCCTTGCCCTTAGCTGTGACTGCGCTGGCTAGTAGTCCAAGTCCATTTTCTGCTAATTTACCTAATAAAGGTGCTAGTAAAAGTGGTAAAGCCATTAAACTTTCTCCAATTAAAATTTATAAGTAGTAGATAGGACAAGAGTGTTCCATTTGTACTCTTCTGGGCTGCTACCATACTTAACCCAACCTCTGCCCTTTCCTTGATGCTTAGCTAACGATACTACTATACAAGGATCATAGTTATAGGTTACTCCAATAAAATTATCAGTATTGGAGGTATCAGTAGTTAAGTTCTTACCACGAGATACCCCTGTATATAACATAAAGTCCTTTATATAAGTACCTAAGACTACATTATACTCCATAGCCTTATTATAAATACTTTTAGTCTTATGAGTACTATTTACTATTGTTTCTCCTTTATCAGCCTCTATACTAACAAAATAATTATTGTAGTCCTTTCGTATTCCAGCCCTATATAAAATATAGTCAGTATATTTATATGTAGATACTATTGCATCAGTCATTGGGTCCGAACTTTTAGGTTCTAGATGTATCTTATAGTGTTGTCTAGCTATATACCCCTGTAGACCTTTTCGCTCTACCTTTAAACTAATATCGAACGTAGGGTCAGACACTACATCGATAGTAGGTATATAAGTTTTAAAAGCCTCTAACTGTACATCCTTATCACTGTTTATAACAGAGTTGCCATAATTTACTTTAGTAGTAATTAAAGTGCCTCCGTTATACTTATATTTGTTAGTATACCCAATACCATCTAGCAATACATAAGAGCCATTAAACATTCTATAGTTATATCCTCCAAATGGCAGTACAGCCATCTGTGTGGAACTTGGAGCATCTAATAGGTTATTAAAGAAGGACTCCACTCTATTAAACCTGCCAACAGTAGCAGTGTGCTCAGTACTAAGGCCAGTCCCGGAGTACTCTAGGGTTAGCCTTCTAACTATAAGATCAGAGGTACTAACTTGGCCACGTAGGGCCAAGTTATCTCCCTCGATAGACCCACTAACTGCTGCTACTGTCCTGTTTTCATTAAAGTTCTCGTCTTCCCAAGTAGTATTATAGAGGTATCCGCTAATACTTTTAGTTAAGTCTGCAAAACTAAAAGTACTAAATAGTAATAAACTAATCAGTAATATTAATCTTGCGAACATGCCCTTCCCCTTCGTTAATTAGTAGCTTATTAGATACATATCCAATAGCTCCGGGTACTTTACTAACCATATCATACATTAAGTACTCGCTTCTTACAAACCTATAGGACCCTACCCCAATATTAATATTGGACTCTATAACCTGTTGAAATACCCTGGGGTTGATCCCCAAGGTATCCCTAACAAAAGTATTGTGCACAGAGCTATCAAAAGGTAGAAGAAATAATGTGACCTTATGCCCACTATCCCAATATCGTAGCTTTAAAGTGTAAAGCCAGTAAGCTTCTAACTTTGTTATAGACTGCGTTAATTTAGGGTCATTATTTTTAATTGCAGGAACACTTGTTGCTGATACATTAAATGAAACAATTAGAAGCATTAAAAAGAATAATTTTCTCATCTTTTAATCCTCATATACTCTAGTTGTTTTTCCAGGTCATCCATCATAATATCAAGCCTTTCTATGCTTTGCTTATTACTTTGTACTTGCTCAGTCAACTTCTGGATTGAGTTATTAGTTTTAGTAGATACCTCTACCAATTGATTTACTGAGGTTGTTAGTACAACTTTATCCTGTTCAATAGAGTCTACCCACTTATAAAACAATCCTGAGGATATTGTAACAGCAAGGGTAAAAACTGCCCATGCCCCCCAACCTCTATTAAGCCAAGCTTTTAGTTCCCTATCTGTGCTATCTGCGTGATTTTCTACATCCTTAACTATTGCTTTAACTTCAGTTCCAAAAGCTTCAAGCTTTATATTAGCGTTAGATTGAACCTCTTCGATTCTAGAGTGCACTCGAGTAAGAGAGGCGTCTGCTTTATGGAATTGCTCTCTTTGTGCTTCCCTTATTTCTGTGATATGATCTGTTTGTTGGCTAGTTTGAGTTTGTAAAACCGCAACAGATTTAGTAAGTTCTACAATTTGATCGAGCCTATCTTCAACTTTCTTTAAGTGCCCAACAAAGTCAGTCTCTGCCTTAGCTATTCTATCAGATAGTAAATTCATAGATTGAATCAATAGACTTTCGGCCTCGAAGGAGTACGAATTGCCTTTATTAGAGTTATTAGGTTGTCTATTTGTTGTCATTATCTTAATCCTATGAACTTAGCTACAGTAAGTAGTTTTTTAGTAATAAACTCACCTATAGAACCGGGAGTACTACTAGTATTTACAGGGGAAGCTAGTATAGCTTGCGCTACTTCTGTTGGGTTGGCTGCTACTGTTACAGTATTAGTTTGTATTACATTATTAACAATGCCACTAACTTGAGCAGGGTATAAAGGTTGTAACTCTTCTGTAAAATAAGCAGTCGGATAGTCGTCTGAGTATAAAACGCCAAATACTGCTACTTTATTGAAGTCAATAATAAGTCTCCAACCATTAGTAAGGAAGAAGATCCCTCCTGACTCGCCATTAGGGATAGGATCCATTCCAGAGTATCTCATAGCTAAAGGAAAGCTAGAATTTGTACCAAATTCTAGCCAGTCTACCCAAAGAGAGTATACCTCACTTCTAATGTCTAGAGTTGTAACGTCGGAGTTAACATTAATTGTTTTGTTAACCCCATTAAACGATACCTTACCATTTGCATTCCATATGTCTCCAAAGGAGCTCCAGACTATTAGAGACATATATTACCTCAATTCTGCATACTGAATGCCACCAACGATAGTAGGAGTCCCGCTAACTAGACTTGCTACTAAGGTAACGTAAATAGCCTCTGTTTCATCAGCGTTGATATCAATACCGAAGTCATGTTTGTCAAAGATTTCGTTTATATCAATGCTATGACTACCAGCATCTAGATACCAAATCTTAGGCCTATACATACCTGAAGGGTCAGTAAGTGTGCCTGTAGTACTCGCAACTACAGCAGTACCATTATCAACCCATGTAGGTCCGGTAAGTGTCAGATAATCCCAATAGATTTCCAGCTTAACAGTACCACCTGATACAAAACAATCAATGTGTTCTGGGTAAGAAGTAACTGCATTATGCTTACCATTAAACAGATCAGGTGCTTTTAAGCTGATAAGATGATGATTATTTCCTGTAATAGTAGCTTGTGGGAACTCATGTACTGCTCTCCAGTAGGTATAGTTAATCTCGCCCTCTGAATGCACAGATACACAGGTTAACCTCATAGAAGCAGCATTGCCTGTAACAGCTACATTCTCAATCTCCGCCCTTACAGTTAGGCTACCCATCTGCATATAAGGGTACTGATTTTGATTGGCATTAAGCATTGTGTGGCCGACGATACGATTGCCAAACTCGTCAATAACACCAAACCTAACCCTACCAGCGCCTAACCACTGAAAGTCAATCCAGTAGATATTCATCTTGGTTGGGTCGAGGGTAAAACCAGATAAGCCAGTACCATCACACTTGTCACCATTCCAATTGGACTGAGCTACCCAGTTAGTTACTGGTGTACCTGTTACTGAAGATCGTTGACCTAATACAAGAACGTTATCTTCTCTCAGTTTGAAGAACAGACCATTGTGGTCATCAATAGCTCCCCATCTGCGTCTACAACCTGTTGTACTAGTATCTGATAAAGCTATGGTAAACATATATAGGTTACTGGTACCCGGATAATAGTAATGATGATGATTGGTTGTCATCATTGCCTTATCACCAGATGCAGTACCTACAGCAAGTTGCATTGTAGAGGCATCAGACAAGTAAGTAATCGTACCTCCACCTGTTTCTTGATAACTCCAGTAGTCTGATTCGTCATCAGCTACGAAATCATAAGTACCAATACATTTTCTATTGGAAACTTTTAAATTACCGAAAGCGTCTGAGAGAGGAGAGCCCTCCGAAAACCTAACCGAAGCGGCTCCTCTTTCGTCAACTTTTTGTATATTCTCAGGATAGTCAGGATCAGAAGCATGCATTACCTGAACTTGAGTATCTACTCCTGAAATACTGTGCTGTATTGTAAAATAACGCTTACCAGTACTATCCGGAGGAACTCTAACGTAACTATTAGTTGACATTAACTACTCCTTACGCCGGATTACTATAAGCACGATCCTGCTCAGCAACTAGAGAAATAGAGATACCTTTTGATCTAGTAATAACGCCTGTAGCAACCACTGGCTTAGCTATGCCTTTATTACCTGCAACAATAGTTACTGGGACATCTCCACCTGGGGAAGTAAATACTGATCTACCACCTTGGGTATTTGTGTCATATGCAAAAGTAAAGGAAATACTGCTAGAAGCAATAGTTCCTGCAATAGCGGCTCCATCTTTATCATTCAGAGTAATAGCAGTAGCAGTACCATAATCATCTGTACCTGTTACTGAATCAGTAATATACATACGATAGTACCCAGTACCCCCTTGAGATAGATAAGAGTTAAAACTTAAGGTACCAGCCGAGGCGTAGTTGTAGGCACGAGGATCTCCATTATCATCAATAAAGTATACGTTATTGATAAAATTAGAGTCAATATTAGCAATAAATACCCCCTGACGACAATACAAGTCAGGACCTACGAAGTACATTAAATCATCTGCAGTCTTACCAGTAACAGGACCGGCATCTCCAGAGGTATTAATGTCGCTATTTTGACGTAGTAAGTATTGGACCTTAGTATAAATTTGCTGAAGGTTTTTACTATCGCCTTCTACAACAATAGAGAAAGGATAGGAGGTGCTATTAATAGTCTGAGAGGTGGCAGTAGCATAGTAGCTAACATCAATATTGGTGTATGTAGCTGCTCCGGTTTCTGTACTACCTGGGGCTAGTACCGCATCAGAAACTAGAACATCAAGATCTGTCTCATTAGATAGTAGCACATTAACGGTATAAGCACCTGTAGCACTTTGACCAGTATCTGCTAGTGTGGAAGTCTTGTATTTTTTCTGCTCTTCTCGAACAAAAGCTTTAAAGAATGTACGCTTATCAAAGTTACCGTTTGTAGCATCCCCATAAACTTGAATACCTTCGTTAACTTCATCATCGAAAGTAAAGTTTGTAGGAGCATCAATAGCAGCACGTTGGTAGTAAAGCTGAGCACCTATATTTACATCGCCCAGAGATACGATACCTACATATTGTCTATTCAGTGCACCGGCTGCAGAATACTCATTCCACCCACCATCTCGCAACATTTGACGAGTAGTATCGTCTGCTGGCTTCCATCCATTATAAGATCCACCATCAAAACCAAAGTTAAATTGACCCGATTTCGCGTCAATTACATACATAGGGAAGGCATATTTATTATATGCGGAAGTTTCCCATAGTAAAATAAACTTAGAATAAATTGCTTGTAGCGTTACACCATCTTTAGCGATCAAACCATTGGTAGTTGAACCATCGGCAGAAGCTAGTAAAGTAAAAGTTTTAGCAGTAGTATCAATGGTAATATTAGTACCTACTACTAAGCTATCCGGATCAATCAGTTTTGCCATAATTCATTTCCTTAGGCTGGATTAAAATAATTTAGGTCCGCTACCTGAGATACAGGAAAGGAACCGTCTGAGGCAGGTAGGCTGTAATTTCGATAAGCGAAAGGCCTATAACCTTGTTTATACACACATATATCTACATCTCCTAAGGTAGTATAGGAGAATACATAAGTTGACGTAGCGTTGGAATCTATATTTACACGCTCAGTAGTAGTACCAGCGTTAAGTATAACAATATCAGATCCTGGAACTATTCCAGTAAGTGTTAAATTGGTTGAAACAGCATGTACTATAATTGTACCACCCCCTGAGGCTGTACAATTAGATTGGGATAAATTACACCCTGCTGAAGGATAGATATTACACGTACCTGTACCTGTAAAGTCTACAGCAGTAGTATTACTAGAAAATTGATGACCAACAAAATTATAGGAACCAGAAGTAGTTATAGTTATAGCTTTTACATTATTAGTAAAAGAACCATTACTCATAGAGGCTATATCAGTCGGAGATGTAACAAGTAAAGCACCAATAGAAGTATTGAAACTATTTGTAAATAGAGTACCAGAGTTAATAGTAGCTCCTGAAGGAGTTACTGTACCACATCTACGGAAAGTACTACCTGTAATAGAGGCACTAGACTTAAGTATAAAAGTACCCATATCTGTAAAAGTACAACCAGCTAGAGATACTGTAGCTCCCGATGTAACTACCTCAAAGTCACCCCTACTTACAGGAGATGAACCAGTAATAGAAGTCTGTACACCAGTAATAGAAATAGAGTTCCAAGTTACAGAAGAGGAAGCATGAGTAATCTCAATCTTATTAAAGCCCGCACTAACTCTAGGAGTATCTTCAATTAGAATAGCTTTATTGCTATCAGAGAAGGTAACACTATTAGTAGCATCACCTAAACTCATTAAACCTTTCCACTTATACACACCGCCAGCATTGGAGAATAACCCCCATCTTGCAGTAGTAGCATCATTAGCAGAGGCTAATCCAGTAAAGGTAGAGTCAGCACCAATAGCTTTAATCTGACCTCTACCATACCTAAAAGCATCAATAGCATGTGGAGAACCTTTGGTAATCTTGGCAAGCATATTGCACATAGAACCAAAGTAACGGTAGCTTCCTCCATTACCTCCGCCAGTAGTTTGATCTGCTGTTAGTGTTGGATCAATGGCAGTATTTTGCCATCCCCCATACGGATAAGTACCAAAGTTATTACCTACAGCGTTATAGAAGCTAACTGCACCTAATGCAGAGCCAATACCTATACGCATACCACCACTAGCCCAAGTCTCAATATTGGTAGGTGCAGCAAAGTACTGCCAACCCATAACTACCCAACCAGTAGTCCAAGAAATATTAGAACCAAAATCAAAGGCTATAGAGGCTTGCTGACCTACAGCTTGACCAGTAGCTTGGTCTACAGATGACCCATTGTGGATGTAGTTTTCTGTCGATAATGCTGGTGTACCGCCTGTAGTGAATCCAGTAAATTCTGTGAATGAACCAGAATCGCATAAAGTAATAGTATTAAGGTCAGTACTATATGTTGCCATAATTATACCACCGTAGTCGTATTACCTGTTTGATCGGAAATAATACCGGCAACGGCAACTTCAATACTCCCTAAAGCATTTACTAGTGTCATATCACCTTGCGCTGCATCTGTAGCAGCTAGAGTTATAAAGTCATCAATAGATACTCTTTGTAACTCTTCATTTTTATAGTATCTTACACCATTAACTACACCATAATGCCTATAACTAATAATTACCTGATACAGAGGAGTTTTTGTATCATCTTCAAAAATTGGCTGAATTATCTCTAATTTTGTTAGATGTATTTTATCGTATGTTACTGCGGGCATACTATCCGCTTGTGTTACTTGGATTCCCATTATATGCCTTTCAAATATAGTTTAGTGTGTATCTGTCATCCCACACTTTATCAAAATCAGTATTACCATTAGCCCAAGTTTCTGATATATCATCATTGACTATAGTAATCTTTCTTATTCTCCATAAAGGTGAAGATGTTAAGGACCCTGCTTCTGCTTCACCTTTATATATAACATCTTCGCCTACAAAATCTGTTTGTCTTGCATATGCCATAGAGTCCTCACTAAGACCTACAGGTCCTTGGGGTCCTGGTTGGCCAACAACTATAGTAGAAGAATTATTTACTTCTACTACCACATTATAAACTTGCTCATTAGTAATAGCTACTTCATTAGTCTGCTGTACTAAGGTAGACTGCTCTCTTTCAATAGTTACCGTATCATTAGTACTGCCTGAAACTACTGCTTGTATCTTTTCTAGTTCTACAGATACGGTTTCAGTTTTTTCAGGTATAATCATCTAGTAACTTCCTTAACTAAAGTTAGTACTCCATTTACGAACGGGTATACCTCATTTGTAGGAGAGATTAACTCTAAGCTATATACTGCAGTATTGAAGGTAAATAAAGCTGTATCTGCTGCACTAATAACCACTGTAACTTTATAGTTTGTTGTATCTATTACTATACCACCATTTTCGGTTGTTAACTCATGGATGACCGTAGAAGAATCAAGCTTTTCTCTAATCTGCATTCTTGCCGTATATCCTGTCAAGTCTACGGGCTCATTGTACTCAATTACTCCTCCAGTAGTGTAGGCCTTAAATCCTAAACTATTGAGGGCGTTTATTTCGATATTGCTACTATCTATATATGTAGCAATATGGTAGTTTTCTGTAGAATTAATTTCAGTCATTCCGCCTACATTCGTAATTTTTACTCTCCATCCGTCAGGGACGGAGTGGCTTGCAGCAGTTACGACAGTTGGCGCACTTTGGGTAATTCCTGTTATTGTCTTATAAACTTTCTTGCTGGATTCCCAGCGTAATACTTCACTAAAAGTACTACCTTGATACACTTTAAAACCTAATTTGACTGGGGTCATTATATATTATCTCCAGAACAGCATTGCATTCTTAGTACTCTTAAAGAAGCAGTAGGGAACCTGTTAATGTCCCCTACTTTTTCATGTACAATTTCTATTTCCCTCTATTATACCACTGTAGCTACCTTATGTCAATGATAAAATTTTTGTAGCTACTGTTATTCTCTGGTTTCTGGAGGGGCTTGTAGTCTTAGCTGTTCGCTAATATAAGAGTATTCACAGTGGTTCTTGTCAAAGAAAAATATCTTATCAATAACTTTATGATAAATGGGATGTGTATGTCGTATCCTCCAAGATCTAGAAGATAAGGTTTCATCTGCCCATCTTCCCCCCGGCATCCAAAAACATAAAGTATTAAATAATTGATCAATTGCTATTAGTATTTGATACATCTCTTTTCTCCGCAATGTGCATATACAAGCTCTGCAATAAAGAATATACTTCTAAATATGTTTTAGTGTCTATAACATTACCTTCTTCATCTTTAATATCAAAAGTTTCAGTAGCATTTGCTTCGGTAAACTGTTCTGCTACTGAACCATCATTCTGTTTGATAATACTACCCTCGATATTTACTACTTTTTCTTCAAAGAATTCGATTCTTGGAATACTTTGATACTCATTATTTATAATAACTCTGTAAGATCTTTTCCAAGATTCACCAGTTATATTTGATTGTTGGTAATTCATAAAATTCCTTTATGTTGTTAAAATTGGCAGCTACGGCTGCCAATTTAGATTATTAAGTAATATATAGATGTATTGTCCCATTATCACCAGAAGTAGGTGACGCAACGTTAGACATTAAACCATGAACAGGATTAGGCGTAATATACTCTATTTCTACTACCACAATTAGACTATCGGAAACGGTAGTTGCTGTTACAGGCCAATTAAATAAAACTTCCCCTGCATTACCATCCAAAGTAACAGTAGGAGTGCCAACAGTCAAGTAAGCAGTTCCATTATTAAGATTAAAAATCTCAGAAGTTAAAGCACCTTCTGTATTGGTAACAGTACTCGGGGTATTATTGTGAGAGTACATAAAACCATACTCTTTATATGCAAATCTCCATTGTGGGTTTGTACCCTTACTAAAAGATATTTTTATCTTACCTGCACAGAATACTACGTTGTTTTTTAGATTTTTAATTTGTAAAGTTACTGTATCACTGGCAGTAGCTGTTGCTTTTGTTGCAGATAGTAATCTGGATTGTTTGCCTGCTGTAAAAGTATTATCTGTAGTATATCTATTTACAATAAACCCATTATTTATATTTAAAGTAGAACCTTCAGTATCACTACCAATATTTACAGTAGATGCTGCTCCACCAACATTAAGAGTAGTTGCTGTAGTGTTTACTAAATTAAAAGTAGCTGCTGTAGTAGTTAAATCGCCACCATTTACTGCAATGTCTCCAGTTAAGGTTAGATTCCCTGTAGTCCTTTCTAGTGTGGCTCTGGTAGTAGTATTGTCACGAATTATGAGATTACCTACATTTAAATCCATGTAGTTATTTGTACCGTCGTGAAATAATTCCCAGTCGTCTGAAGAGCCAAATCTTAAAATATCACTGTCTGCGAGATCAATAGCTGTTCTAACATTAAGCGTTCCATTTATGGTTACATCATTATCAAATAAACAATTACCATTATCTACCCATAAAGAGTATGCATTAGATATTGTAGTATTACTACCAGCTAAAGGACTGTTATTTATATAAAGTGTTGCTGCATTCGTTACCGTAATAGCATTAGTGGATGCAAATGTAGGTCTATTAATTGAAGAAGATGCTCTACTATCTACCGTGGCTGTTGCTGCACTAGACGTATCTGTAAAAGTTGCTGCTGCAATATCAAAAGATACTCCTGTAGTTGTCCATGAGATTACAGATTGATTTCCTGAAGACCTTAACCGCCCTATAACTTCCATGTCACCATTAGCATTAACGGTGACTGCTTGAGTACCACCTGTTGTAATCGCCAGCGTGTTAGTACCAGAACGATATATACCAGTGTCTGTATCATCTGAAAAAGCTAATGAAGGTGTACCAACTGCACCTGCTGGGATTTGTGCAACACTTCCTACTCTTAACGAAGAGCCTACAGTCAAGTTTCCAGCAATACCAGCCCCTCCAGAAACTTGTAATGCTCCTGAAGCGGTTGTTCCTAGTGTGTTTGCTGTAGTTGGTAACAATGCAATATGTGCAGAACCTAGTCCAGAAGCATGTCCATTAAATGTTGCAATATCAGAAGTTAAATTAGAGCCCATAGCTACTCTAATTTTAAATCTAGCGGTTAATTTGTCTCTAGCTGTTACGGGACTAACTGCTTCACATACAAAGGTTCCTGCGTTACTGTTAAAATCGCCCGCAGAAGCATTAATACCATCATCTCCATAAAACTGTAGTGAGCCAAAGTTATCTCCAGCTGCTATAGTATTAGTAGTAGAGTTAAATGTTCCTATAGTTGTACTACGAGATTTTGCAAAGTATATGACAGGACCATTAGCACTATTTGACCATGTACTTAAACCTATAGCTCTTTGGTTTATATCATTTACCTGTAAGGATGGATATACATCACTAGCATAAGCTACAGACTGTGTGGAATCTATTAAAGTTATACCTGAAGTTACTAAAGAGGTTCCTGCTGTATTTGAGTTTGTTACAGTTAATGCTGACCCTGCTGAAGATACTGAAATTGACTGATTATTAGACCAAGTATTGGTACCATCGAGTAATGGGATGGTATTACCTGAAGTTCCAGTATTAACAGTTGCTGAAGATCCTAACCCAAGGTACGTTCTTATTGCAGAAGTGCTATTGCAAACTCTTAAATAATTATCTGTTGAATTATTAACTCTAAACACCATTCCACCTGAAATGGTACTTTGATCAGTGTATTCTTGACGAATTAATCTACAATTAATATCTCCAGAACCATCTCTAACTGCAACTGTATTTATAGTATTTGCTTGCGAGGAATTATACCCATCTAATAAGTCTGCATCTAAACCTGAACCAGAACCATCATTACCAGCGTGCCAAAATTTATTGGAATTAGAGAAAAAGTCCCCATCTCTCCAAGCATATGCGCTATAAGTAAATGTTGTATTTGCTGAAACAGGACCATCATTTACAAATAATTGTAAACCAACACCATCGCCTCCATTCCTCCAAGCAAATGCTCCATCTTGTGCAGTTCTAGTGTACCATCCCGAATTATAATAAGAATTTAAACCAACATAAGCACCTTCAGCAAAGTTATACTCCCTAGACGTCCAAAAATCTATTAAGTCAGTATTATCTACTTTATCGGCATTTAGATCAGATACGAGTGTTGTTGAAGCAACTGATAAGGGAGCAGTTCCGGTAGATATTGAGGAAATAAACTGCCCCGAAGTACTAATACTACCAGAAGTTGTTATATCTCCATTAACTTCTAACTTTCCGGTTGTGGGGTCTGTTGCGTCAGATTCCCCAAATCCTAATCTCATACCACCAGCTACAGTGAGCAATCCATTAGTAGTAAGGGCCATTGCTCCTTGAGCTAATGTATGCGTAGTGTCCCCCCACCAAAATCCTCTAGCATTGATATTACTATTTGAGAAAGTAACTGCCCAATCATTCAACCCACCATAAGTTACTGCTGATTGGAATCCCATTCCATAAGTTGAAGCATCGCTATATACGGAGTATTTGACTTTACTAGAGGAAGTATTGGATATAACATTTCCACCAGATACAGTTAAATCCGCTACAGTTAAATTACCAGATTTAGTCTGTGAAGTAGCAGATGTGTCAATAAAATAACTACTATCATTACCGTCTAGTAAATCAGCATTTAGATTAGCAACAACATAAGTACTATCTACAGTAAACGGCGAATCCGTTCCAGTTGTTCCACCATTAAAAGCAGGTCTATTACTAAAAGTCATTGTACTGCCAACTAATGAGCCAATAATACAATCTCCTGCTGTATAAAACTCATTACCGTCGAAAGCCCATCCTGTTGTACTACTTCCTATTTTCAACCAACCATTGTCGAAGTTACTACCCCCTATAGTTGTGCCACTACCAGTAAATGACCAATTATTTGTTATTGTTTCACTATCAGCAGTCTTAGCTACAGCAGACTCCAATGTAGATATATCTACACCATCTACAGTACCTGAAGTTATTAAGTTCCCAGAACCTAAATCAAGACTTAAATTATTAGTCAACCACTTAGAAGCTGAGTGGTCCCAAAATAGTCTACTATTACCAGCCCCATCAGCAATAACAATATCATTACTACCTAAACTGGCTCCTGTGTGTCCACCTATTATTACTACATCTGAATTTGTTCCAGTAAAACTACTTCCTGCAAAATACCCAATAAATATGTTTCTTGCACCATTGCCCCCTATCCTACCAGCATTATTACCAATAACAATATTGTCCCTACCTGTAGTTCTATAGGCTGGTGTATTTATAGCAGAATCTGGCGTTTGATAAGATCCCAGAGTACCTACACCTATAGCTATATTACCATATCCAGTAGTAATAAAAGACCCTGCCCCATACCCTAATAAAACATTATAACTACCTGTACTAAATCCTCCTATGATTTTATCATTAGAGTAGTTACATGCTATAGTAGTATGCGCTGTTCCTAAGGATGAACCATGAGTAACAGAAAAACTATTTGTGGATACAGCGCTTACAGTATAGTAGCCACTAGTAGGGGGGTTAGTACCAGTGAAATCAATATAAACTATAGCACTTAAGGGTACCTCATGTGCAGTACTGTTTATAGTTATCGATGTACTGCCAGCGGAATTAGTATAAGTAGCAGATACACCAGTGCCTGTAGAGCATAGGTTATACCCTGCGGAATCTCCTACTACTACGTTACCCTTGGTACTATAGACATTTTTATAGTTACTAATAGCATATGCGGCCCCTTTGCCTAGTATTACGGAGTTTATAGTGCTATCATTAATACCTTGTGCAAACCAGTAATTACTGGAAGCTATATCGTTACCTATTAATACAGAGGATTGTATAGTATTTAGTCTATTAGCTAAGCTGGAACCTATTAGTATACTATCATATTGGGAGCCTCCAGATTCTACTGACAATATATCATTGCCAATAAAAACTGATCTTTGTGGATTATAAGCATTTCCAGCAAGTGATAGTATATTAGTACCTATTGCTACATTTTTCTCATTGCCGGTTCCAGTAAAATTTCCAGAAAGTACATTTGTACCTATACCTACTGAATATGGAGAAGTCCAATTAGATAAAACTGTTGAACCTATACCTACACAATTTATGCGAGCAACATTACCTCCTGTTAAAACATTAGTACCAAGCCCAATACTATTTGACCCATAGTCTGTAGTATTATAATTAGGAAGAACATCTGAAGTACCAAAAGCAAAATTATTAGTGCTAATATTACCCCTAATTCCTACACTTAGCCTGGTATCGAATACTAAATTACCACTAGGGTCATATGCTGATAGTCCATAACCTGCAGGTATTGTACCACCACCTACTGTTATTGCATCAAGCTGCCCGTAATTAGCACGTACTGTACTACTTTCTAAGACTGTTACTCGTGGTTTATTAGTAGTAGAACTAATTAAAACACCTGTAGTAGTACTTCCCACATATAAAGATTTATCATTGGTTAGTACACCTGTATCAATTGAAGACCAAGCTTTTGTGTTATTAACTGATATACCAGGTGTTCCAATACCTTGTAGGATTCCGTTAGTATCAACTGTAATATTACTGTTTAAGTGTGCGCTAATTAAATTACCATTTAAACTGCCAGTATAGTTACTAGCAGCTGCTGTTACAGTAGTAGTGTATACCGTAATGCTGCTAGAAGTAATACCTGAATCTAGTACTCTATTAGTTCTAGCTCCAAACCTATAATTAGTAGACGGCTTAACTGGTATAGATAGATTACCAGATACTGGAGAAACACTAATACTAGGGCTAGTAGTAGTAGGGGATGCAGTTCCTTCTGCCCAGTATATATCAATACTGTCTGCTGGTAGTGTTCCTTGAGTATATGTATATGCAATATTAGCTATAACATTACCATCTGCTGTAGCATTTGTGGTAACACCTGTTATAGCAGGCTGGTTAGTAGCTGTACCTGCAGTTCTATAATTAGTAGTTCCTGAGTAAGCTGTAGCACCATTAGAAGCATTAGTAACTACAGTACTAGCTACAGTACCATTTAAACTGCCAGTATAGTTACTAGATACAGAGGCTATAGGGCCTGCAGTAACCATAGCAGTAGCTTCATTACCATTTTCGGTACGTCTAAATGCTTGAGCACCTACATAATAGCTTTGGCCCGGAAGTACTCCTACTCTTACTGTGCCGCTAGTAGGGTTTACTGTTAAAACTGGATCTGCTACTGTAACTGAAGAATCTGAAGAATAATAAATCCATAAACCATCAGCGGTCTTAGCTCCTTGAGAATACGTATAATCAATACTTAGTAGAGCATTACCATCTGCAGTAGCTGTTATTGCAGTACTACCAGATAAAGTTACTGAGTTAGTAGGAGATCCGGTTGTTCTATAATTAGTAGTTCCTGAATACGCTGTAGACGAGTAAGTTTCTACATCTTGCGCCAAAGTGGAACCTACGTAGGTTCCACTTGGCGCACCTAGGGTAGCATTAAGATCATAAGCAGATAAAGGAGTTGTAAATGTGTTAGTACCATCATCTGCAGTAGCAGTATGTCCTGTTCCTTTAAAAATAGTAGTAGTAGTCCATACTTTTCCTGTACCAGTTGTTGGTGGTGTTATACTCCAACTAGCAGGTGCTGTAATAGTTTTTGTACTAAAATTGTACGCTCCTGCACCTATTACTGGTGTAGTAGGGGCTGAACCTTGCGCAGTATTATAGTAGAAAGTAATTACTCCAGAATCTACGTTTATTTGACTATTATATAACTCACTATTAGCTGGCTGGCTGGTAATATTAGTACCCCAGGTAGCTCCTACTGTAGCATTAGCTTCAGCTGTAGACCTATCTGACCTAAAAACTGTTACACTATCTGTATATGTTTGAGCATTATAAGTGACTACACATTTATAAACAGCGCTACGTACACTTGTAGAGAAAACCGCTGAAGTTACAGTGTAGGTTGAAGTAGCTGTACCTGTAGAAACGCCATCTTTGTACCATAAGTAAGTCTGACCGGACATAGCATTACAAGTAGCAGTTAAGATAACATTACTTGTGTCGCCTGTAGCAGTATTATCAGTGTATGCAAATACTGGATCCCTACTGTAAGATAGGGAAACTGTAGGTCCTAAAGACCCTTGAGGCCCTATGCTTCCGGTCTTAGACTTGCTAAAAGACTGTATTTTCTGCACATTTGAGAAAGCTACACCATTTGCTAGTTTACCATTAATAGTATAAGTTATGTACCCTGTATCCTGCGTAAAGCCCGTAATATCTCCTATAGTACAGTGAGTACCACTATCAGTTATAGAACCTACTGTTACATTAGTACCTACGATTGTATTGAAGTTCCAGGTACCAGAAGTACTTGCTGTACCAAAGGCGGTACCAACATAAGTTAATTCTGTGCCTCCCTCAAATACTTTAACTGTAGTGCCAGAGCCTGTTAAAACAGGAGAACTCCCATCACTAGCAGAAGGTACGGAGTGGCTTTCATTACTTAGAATTACAGTAATACCACCAGCCCCGCTAGCTCCCTGAATACCAGTTTTAGCTTTGGCTATAGAGTAATTAAGATCTATATTAATACCTCTATAGGCAGCTCGAAGTGTAGCTACTCCACTATCTACACTAAGACCTGTAATTGTATAGGCACCTGTTACCGTACCTATACTTACAGTTAATCCAGTACTAGTACTTTGAACGCTGTAAACTGGGCCGTTTCCTGTCTTGTCTACAGTACCTTCAAACACCTTGAAAATACCGCCAGAATTAGTATATACACCCCCATTACCAGAAGAATCTGTTTGTACTAAACTGGCTGGAGTAGTTAAGGACCCTGTTAAATTAGAAGGCTCTGGAGTTACTGTTCCACTTGCTAAAATTATATCTGAAGACTCATAAGCATAGTCAGCTCTATTTATGAAGACATACTTTACATACAGTGGGGTACCAATATATGTGCTACCAGTATATATATCAGAATAAAAATCTGTGCCGTCATATCCTAAAATACCAGTAGTGGTTGGACCTGGTGTATCTGTACTAAGAGGATCAAAAGTATTATTAGTACCAAACCATACCTTTATACCATAAATATCATCACGAGCTTCTCCAGACTCTTGAGGTATAGCTACTACAATTCTAAAACCTCCTGGAAGTGTTGATAGTGTTGCTGCCATATTTTCTCTCTATAAAATACCAGGATGCTAAGGCATCCTGGTGTGTTAATATTATGAAGGCTGATTATAGGTATAACTACAATATTTAGCCAATGGAGATTCATTACCTCCTTTATCTACTATTTTTATACCACATCTATACGTGGAGTATATTCTTGTTCCTGTATTTTGCTTACTGAATCTATTTAGAGATATTGTAACTATGTTTGTTTTTGAGTCAAGACTTAGGCACTGTGCTACGGCTAGATCGTCATCCCAGAAATCTCCTGATACAGGTACACCATCATTAGTTTTACCAATAATAAGTCTGTACACAGAAAAATCAGGAGGCTGATTCGCATTTATAGTAATAACTAGATTATTACCTACCCGCTTCATAGTAGCACTAGTGATATTATTGGGTTTAACAATATCATGAGTTACAACTCGGGCAGTATCACTATACACAAAATCTGTATCAAATGCTTTAATATACCAGGTCATAGGAGTTCCGGCCCTTATGTCTGATAGAGTTACTTGGCTATTTCTTCCATACCAAGCTACAGTATCATCCATGGTGCCCCAATTGGCATTAACTGTACGAACCTCATAACCCGCAATAGGCAGACTACCTTTAGTAGGCTTCTTCCAATCTAATATAAGATTCTGAGTTGCATTAGCTGCTGTGACTTTTACAGACCCGGATGACGCTCCTAATGCAGTAAAACTACTAGACTCAATAGTTAAAGTACTAGAGGTTTTCGATACTACGGTGTACTTATCATCATATGCCGAATTAGTAGATACATTTCCTGTAAGAAAATCTATAATAGCTATATTGCCAACATTAAATTTATGCTCTTCGCCAGAAGTGGTAGATATTACTATCTGATTAGAAGTGTTAGCATGTGTATAAGTACCATCAAATATTCTACCTGTAGTAGATAATATAGTTAGAGTAGGTTGAGGAACTTGCCCTACCTTAATATATGGAATATCATGGTTGTACACAGGAGATAATTCATTGTTATTATCGCGTACTTGTACACTAATAGTTTTGGTAGCTGTCCAGTTAAAGGGGAATTCGTGACTACTTGTAGCTATAAATTTAGTTATAGTATAGACTACTTGCCCTACATTAGTACCTGTTAAAACTGATATAGTTCCACCTCCTTGATATGCAGTAAAAGTATTAGTAGTCATATTTCTAGAAATAATTGTAGCATCTCCATTAAGTGCAGAATTAGCTGCTCCTGAGATAGTTACTACTTTACCTTTGATTAGATTCATGGGTGTAGAGGCAAAAGTACCATAGATTGTACCGCTAGCATCTCTAGAAATACTAGTAAGTGTTAATACTTCTGCTGGGTAACTAATCTTATAGTCTTTTAGTCCAAATGGTGGATCTGATTCTGGCCAATCTACAGTAATAGAGTCTTGAGTGTCTGATTTATCGTTAAAGTGATGTACTACGTCATCTAAAACGCTTGGATACGCATAGGAGTAATTAAATGTAGTTACGCTAGAAATTTGCCCGAAAACGTCTGTTGCTCTTAAATAGTAGGTTTTTGTAGGATTACCATTCTTTAGTAGCCTAGAAGTTCTGCAAATAGAGGCACTACCATTATATATTAAGTGAGTACTTTGTACTCCCCAATTCTGATCCGTTCTAACCTCATAGTTGATGGTTCTTCCAGGCATTGTGGTAGTCCAGTCTATTATCAATTCTCCTGTAGTACTATCGGGGGTACCTATTACACCTGATGGTGCCACTAAATCTGTCATAGCATGGGTATAAGTTGTTACTGCAGACTCTATACCAAAGGAGTCTCTAGCTCTTAGATAGTAGGTCTTAGGAGTACTAGTAAGGCTAAGTAGCTCTGATGTTTTACAGATAGAATTAGATCCGCGGTACACTAAATTAGTATTACTTGTCCACCAATTAGAATTAGTAGTTCTTACCTCAAATTCTTTTGTCCTTCTTGGCATTGTAGTAGTCCAATCTATCTCTAGTTGGCCTGCACTCAATATTAATTTTCCGGCAACACTTGAAGGCGCAGCTAAAGCTGGTCTAGCATCAATTGTAATAGTAGAGTTAGTCCAAGAGTAGTTGCCTTTTAGGTCATACGCTCTAATATAGTATGTATTAGTTATGGATGGGTCAATTGGAATAGTAGTAGTAGTTACACTACCTCTGTAGATTAAAGCACTACCATCTATAGTACTTGAACTTCCAAAAGAACTCAGAGGAGGAGGTTCAGTAGGTACTGTAGCAGCAGTCCTTATTTCATACCCTGCTATTATCATCCCATTTACTGGAGCTACGGGGCTCCAGGATACCGTTGCATTTACTTCTACCGTACTCCCCTCATCTAAAGGAATTGTAGTAGACTTAACATCTGTTACAATTCCAGCTACGGCTGGCGGCCTTTGGTAAGGTACTGACAGCAGTATTGGATCCGTAGAAAAATGCCCCGCAGTATCTACGGCTTTTAAGTAGAAATTATTAGTAGTACTCTGTACTCCGACATCTAGTTTTGGTAGAGGATAGAAACATTCGCTATTAGGCCCCTTGTATACAAGGTCTGGGTGACGTTTTGTTAAGTTATTAGGATCAACTAGCACACCCCAATTTGAGTCTGCCAATCGTACCTCATACCTGCCTAGGTCTGGTTCTTCATTATCCGCCCAATCTATATTAACTCTACTATCTATGTAAGAAGCTTGAGCTCCACTTATATTTTTTGGAGGATTAATCCTACCTTGAATTTGAAATTTCATAGGTTTTAATAGCTTAACTATGTCTGTATCAATGTAATTAGAGTACTCAGTAACTACTGCAGTATTATAGGTGCTGTAATAGTAGTTAAATCTATCTTTGCCCACATAATTTCTAGCGTCTGTCCATTCACCAGTTACTCCAAGAGCAGATATGTACCTTGCTCTAAAGTCGTACCAGGCATTTTCATCAATATCCTCATCAAATAAAACTGTAGCATCTTCTATTTTAATAATCTTATTATATAACCACTTATCGCTTCTTGAATTCTTACTTGTAGAAGGTCTTAGTGAGCATTCTATAAACTTAAGGTCCTTCATATTTTCTTTAGTACTAATATTTTTAAAAGTTAATTTTATACCGTACTTATACCTACCTTTACTAACTACTGACATTACCGATTCATCGGAAAATACATTTACTACATTAGGTTTAAATCTGACAGTGGCAGGTTTTAGTATTACCGGATCACTAATATTAGATACATAGTCTAATATTGGCTCATCTGAGTTTATAAGATCATATATTTCTGGAGAATAGTCAACTAAAGTTATTTTTGCTGAAAGATTATCTAAAGGCTCTATACTTTGTACCAGGCACTCAGCGGATTCCTGCCCCACTTCTCCTAACACAAAAAGATTATCCTCTTTTAGTATTAAAGCTAAAGGATCTCCAACTACTGTATCTAGCGTCTTATCTCCTGCAATACTTAAAGTATTATAGAATCCGTCTGACACTTTATTTATACAGGTGTATACTTGTGTACTGTCATTTACCGAGGGTTGAAGTATGGTATCACTACTACGTACAATAATTCTGTAAGTAGTGTTAGCTTTTAAAGGTATATAGTCACTAATACTTATAGTAGTTAGACTAGTACCGTCATAAGAAACGGAAGTTATTCTACCTGACCCTGTACCCCATAGAGGTACATCGTGAGTTACCTTTACTAAATCCCCCCTAGTACAAACTATATGTTCCATATCTACGTTTAATGTGTATATTTCTGGTCTTAGTCTTAGCTGTGCTAAGTGGAACTTCGCAAGATTTTTTACTTGGGCATAGTTAGTAACACCAGGTAGATTTATTGTCTCGTATAAGGTAGCAGGGCCGATATAAGGTACAAAAGATATATTATCATATCCTAAAGCTATAGGAGTTTTTTCAGATAACCATTTGGTACTTGAATATTCAGTACCTTCTAATACTTTTATAACAAGATTTGCTGTAAAAGTAAAGGCAGTACTAAAGCTGGTATGCCTGGTCCAGCTTCCTGAGGTATTAACTACCCATAGGCCATTCTCTGGATGCCCTTTTGATAAGCTATTAGACTGCCCTGCTACTAGTACTATATCATTTGTATTAACAGTAACTCCATCTATAGTTTTTTGACCAGATAATGTACCAATACTACTAGTAGATACTACTCTAGCACTTATACTTGATTCATATACTGATCTTCCCTCTGTATATCCTGTATTATACACTAGAACTTCGTCTTCTGCCCAATCTTTAGCTTCATTATAGAAAGGAACTCTGAAGGCATTAGGTATCTTCGATATACTTTTTGTAGCCTCAAAGCCCCAAGAGTTATAAGGAGTAAAATGTTGTACAACTATGTCTCTTGGCTCATCAATAACTACGCCCCACTTACCGTTTACTAGTGTGGGGCTTGCTCTACCTGCTGCAGCTATATCTCTCAGTACGCTATCTACAGAATTTGCACTACCACCATGAAGCGCGTTATATGTATATCCGTTCTTTTCACAGAAAGTGTGCCAATAAGCTAAGTTATCAAGATCAATACTACTTGTAGGTATTTTCTTAGCATTTCCATTATGTTGCAATACTGCTCTAAATAAGCTAGCTGGGTTACTTGTAGTATTATATACCCATAATGCTCCTGTATCTAGTATATCTGTATAATTTGTAGTTGGTAATCCTAATAATCTAGCAGGGTTACTTGTAGTATTTATACTAGCATGGTATATAGGATTAGTCAGCCCTGTGAAAAAAGTATAATTAAATGGCTCCAACATATGAGCGTAGTACGCCCCATAGTTGTATAAAGATGGGTCAATACCGCTATATTTAGCATAAGGACGTATTAAACTTGAATATCTGTAAATAAACTTATAGTTACTAGCAGGTACTCCATTAAATACTAGCCCACCTCCTTGTAGTATATACGTTACTCCTGAAGTAAGGGGTAGTCTATTTGTTGCCTTTAATATTAAATATTTCTCATTATCGCTGAGTACTTCAAAACTAGCTTGAGGTACATCAAGCTCTCCGTACTCTGTAGATGAGGTAAATATTAAGTTGCTTTCTGGCTGACTAAGTACATGGTCTGGGGCGTTTACTGTACTTAACAGTTCAATACTATTTGTACTATAGTTAAAACTGTTTATTTTTAGTAGAGTATTATTAAGTACTGCATACCCACTAGAGGCACTCAAATTCTTAAATAATAAGTACTGGAAGCCCTTACTATACTTATACTTATAAGCTTGAGATAACATTATAGGATTAGTAAACTTTATAGATAAAGTCGTACCATTAGAGGTTAGTGTAATATTATTTATACCTACGTAGTCAGGTACTATAGAATGGGCTACTCCTGTCAGGGCTCCAGTACTGCCACTAATTTGAGAGGTCGCACGGACTTTAACACTTGTTAATGCTAGCGGCACTTTTTCATTATCTCTATTTCTTATATTTTCATAAGAAATAGCATCATTACTTTTTATGCCAGTAATAGTTTGAATAATACTTTTAGAGAGGTTTTGATACTTATAGGTTGATGTATAATCATGAGTAGGTTCAGAAGTTCTAAATATTAGTACTTTATACTTAAAAAGTCTGCTAGTTACTCTCGTATATGTTACATTGAAAGCGTCCTTATACCTATAAAAACCTGAAGTACTACCCCCTATTTTTTCACTACTAAATCTTGGTGCGTATACCTTGTATCCCTTATCAAAAGTAACTGTAGTACCAGATATTTTTGTTAGAAGAGGAGAATAAGATGAGTCAACTACAGTAAGTATACTTTGCGATAACTTTAAGGCTTTTATTAAATCTACTGAGCCGGAAGAGGTATTATTGTTTGTAGATTTTAACTTGCATACTACTTCAGAGGTACTGTAGCTGGTTATCTCATCTACTCTATAGTATCCGTTAGCAGGCCTATTAGCATCTGATGTATTAAATTCTAGATATAATATACTACCTTCTAACACAGGCTTGTTAGTACTTACAGTTAAAGTTACTATACCACTACTTTGTACATAAGTAGCAGAAGTTAGACTTTCATAATTTTCTGACAAGTTATCATATACTTCCGATATTACACTATTACCTTGTAGTTTGTATATAGCTACAATTTTCCCTAAGTTCTCTGCCTCTGCTTTAGCAAGTGTTAGAGACTTAAAGTTTCTAGCATACCCTACCTCCTCTCTGTTATAGTAATAAGCATAATTATTATCATTATTATCACCATAGTATGTAACATACGTATAGTCTCCCCTGGTATCAGTAATGTAGTACCAAGCACCTAAAACATTATCCGACTGTAATGGTTTAGTTTCTCCTAAAGGATCTGTTGTAACACTAGAATACACTACATTATACGTAGTACTATTTTCTTCTAAGTACACTACAGCATAATTAAATATATTACTAGTATCATAATACCAAGGTCTTAAATATACGCTCCCCCAAGGATTAAGACTAAATGGGCTATATCCGTCATATTGATTAATGGAAAACTTACTCACTATACTAGTAGGAGTTGATAATGTTAAAGAATTAGAGGATAGATTAATATAGTTTAAAATTGAGGATGGGGAAGATAACCATTCATCGTCTATTTCCTCTCCAGTTTCCCTATCTAGTTTCTTAAATAGAATCATATGACTAGGATTAGCTTCACGAATACTCCCCGCGGCCTTGCCTTCTGTTATAATCTTTCTACACCCTTGAGGGAATAAAATATCTATTACTATACTATCTACGGGCTCATCTATAACTGTTTCTATTTTATTAGTTGATACAATCTGATTTATTAAAGTAGAGTTGGACCCAGAAGCCCCATAAGTACCTAAAAAGTTTGCTTGATCCTCTGATATATCTAAAATAAAAGAGGTATCAGAATTTACTGCAGAAATAATGCCAAGAGCTACAACTGCATCTACAGGCTGTTCCTCAGCTGCTAACTTTGACGATATGCCTGAGGCTGTTAAAGCTACAGATAAAAACTTAGCACTTCTATGTGTTTTTGTTGGTAGGTATACCTTATTTAAACTAACATAGTCACCAACATACAATCCGTGGTTTTTATCTGTAGTTACAGTAATACTGCTACCACTCCAACTAATTCCAAAATTAGCGTAATTAATATCAGTATTAAATTTACCTATTCTTAAGTCCTTATAGTAGGGCTCCTGATTAACTACTTTTTGAACAACTTCCCTAGGGTATAACTTTTCTACGTCTTCATAACTACCATTAATCCCATCATACGTGACATATTCAAGCTCTCCCCAACTACCTAGGGGTTTCTCGTCAAGTTTTAAGTCTGTTATCTCCAAGGGCCCATATCCCCAACAAAGTAGTTGGTGTAAATAGTTATAATTAGTTTTGTTTTCATAATACGGTATAGCTGCTGCTGGCGGAGAAAATTTAACTTTTCCCAGTACTAAAGGTATACTACCATACTTCTGAGGATTATTTGACTGGCCTGTAACCATCTTGTATTCTTCAGCATCTCCGGGATCTAATGGAGGTGGTGGCGGTCTAATAGGGAATAGAGCGTTTAATAGTAGTCCCCCTACCATATTTATGCCGGCGGCTATTATATTGGCTGTTGCGGTAACAGACAGTCCTGTTAAGGTAGAAGTAGCTGCCACCCCCCAACCAGCACTGCCAAAGGATCCTGCACCAGCTAAATAAGGTGCCGCATACCACGCAACTACAGCTATTAGTATTACTGCAAAAATTCTTAGTATACCGCTTTTGCCAGCAACTGCTCTATACTCCACAACATCAGTTGACTTTAATACTATATCTTTCCACTTATCTTCCGGTACTACAACACTATTAACTAGTATTACTGTACCTGATTTTTCTATAATATCTCTGTACTCTGGGAACTGTAGTTTAATAAGAGATATAGCTGTGTATAGGTCTGACCCCTCTGGTACATTAAGATTGATTCTTATATTAGACAAAGGACTAGGTACAACGGACATTCTTGTTTTACTTAACTCATTATACCTAAAAGTACCTACTACTCGTTTTTTCCATTTAGCACTGGTATATGATTCTATTACTGAAGCTTGCCCCTCTATAACATGCAGAAATAAGCCGGGCCTAACTACTATACCTACATGACCCTCTTGTCCACATATAGAGAATAGAACTACATCACCGGCTTGAGGCAGTTCTACCGGCTCCCAACCCTCTTTATGAATAGATATTAACTCAGCTGTTTTCTCAATATCTTCCGCTTCGTATGCTTCTACATAGCTAGGTAAGGTAATATCAAACTCTTTATCGTACACTAGACGTACCAATCCCCAGCAGTCTAATCCTTCCTCAGCAGTTCTTCCCTTTTCCTGGTAAGGGATACCTATATATTTATTATGCCATTCCATAGTTAAAATATTCCTGGAAAAATTGAAGGAGTAAAGGTATGAGCTGGAAAAGGCTCAGTTACAAAAGATTCTAATGTTAAATCTACCTGTACTGTATTCATGTTATATGTTATATTGGACATTAAGAAGTTAGGCAATTCTGATATTATATTATTTGTGTCACTATACAATACTAGCTGCACACTTACTGAAGGATTATCCGTTATCTCTCGTATTATAGGGGATAGTATCTGTGTAATATCATTAAAAGTTATTTTACACACAGGTACTGTGCCTGCTTGGTCTACCGGTAGAGTTATATTAAAAGGTATAAATAAAAATATTTTATCTTGACTAATTGTACCATAAAATACTTCGTCAGGCATTTCCGCAAATATTTCTTTAGCAAAAGTGGTACTAGAAGTATGGGTATAACTAACTCCTGCCGATCCTGTACGTACATCATAGGCTAGATAAGTATTAGCATCTACATATTTAAATTTGTGCGTAAAATTATCACTAATATAAATATAAGATTGCACAGGATTTATAGATAAAGAGGAATAAGTATTATACGCTACTGATAATAAGGATACAATACTGTCCTGTGCTTCTGTAGCAAATAGAGCTCTAATAGCTGCTGGATTTAGGTTAGCTAGCCTACTCATAGTACTATCTCTAAGTCTATTGATACTTTATAGAATCCTTGCTCTAAGTACTCTAAGCTATACATATTTCCTTCCTGCGAGGGAACCATGCGTACTTCTTTAGTACCTAGCCTAGGGTGCGGAAATTCGAATCTAGATACCCCACGTATGGTTTCTTCTATAAAACTATTCAATGTAGATACCTGAGCATCTGTCATAATAAAGGATACTTTCAAAGTATCAGGTTTTTTACCTCTAAAACGCATTTTTGCAGGACCTGAGTCCATAGGAGTTCTTAATATATTAAACCCTATGGACTCTGTGTACCCTTTTTGAACCGTTTGAGGCAGACTAGGCGGCCATACAAAAAGCATTTTACCTCCTTACTAATTGATTTCTAGTACCAAAATTACTTTGTATACTATTACTTACGTTACTACCGGGCCTATTAATCTCTGCTGAGACCATATCTCCAATAATTACTTCGATACTTCTATTACCTCTAGAGTCTGTTGTCTCTCTGGTAGTTGCTTGCTCTTTTCCATAGTTGTGAACTGTTACATTAACATTGGACTGAGAACCTCCTACCCCCAACTTACCTGAGGAGTCGCGCTTTAATGGTATAATAGCTTCTGGGCCTGCTTCACCCATAACACCCATATTAGGTACCCCACCTTTCGCGAAGGCGAACATAGTGGGTGAGCTTACTATAGAGTTAGAATAAGCTGATAAGCCTCTGGAACCATTAAAGATACCTCCGTTGGCTGCGAACATCATAGGTATAGCGCTTCCTAATATTGATAAGAAAGAGCTTCCTCCAGCAGTATTCATTCCTCCACCAGTTACAGCCTTAGCTATCCAATCCTTAGCAGAGTTTAACATACTATCGAGACCTTTTCCTAGGCCTCCTAGCCCATTCATTAGATCTTTCAATATATTACCGCTACCCCAGTCTTCTGCTTCTTTTAAGGAGTCTGTTAATCCTTTGCCCAGACCTTGTATACCTTTCTTGGCCTCTTCACCCATAGCTTTAGTTTCTAGCTCTAAGGACTGCCAGTATTTACTGTCTCTCAGTAGTTCTTCTTCGCTTATACCACGGCCCGTTTCATAAATTACATCTAACTCGCTAGCTTTCATATTTTTTGCATTGTCAAGTCCAATAAAGAAGTTCATTAGATCTTTTAACTTATTATCTACACTAGATAAAGTACTGGGGTCAATTAGGTCGTACTTACCTGGAGAATCTAATCCTGGAAATCTATCGGGGTTAAATTCAGTAGCTAAACTTCTTTCGGTTTGTCTTTGTTTGTCTAATAATTCTTCAGCTATTTGTGCTGCGGATTTAGAAAGTGCTGGAAGACTCTCCTCCTCTATTTTATTACGATTCTCTGAGAGCCCCCAAGTTACAAAAGGTATGCCCTTATCCTTATCAAAAAGACCAGGATTAGGAATAATGTCTGTAGCGCCTACAGTATATCTAGGAGGAGTTTCACTATCTCCTAGCCAACTAAATAAGCCTTCTAGTTTACTACCTATATTTAATAGGCCTGGGTCTTTTATGAACTCTGAAGATTCTAGGGTATATGTGGGATTATTAAGGGGGATGCCATCTCCTTCAAAAGGTATAGGCCCTAGTTGTACATGCTTACCAGACATATCTAAGTCAGGGCGCATTCCTGTGGTAATTCCAGTTGTGGTACCTCCAGAAAATCTATTTAGAGCATTAACTAGCTGAGGTACTGTTCTTACAAATTCTCCCATACTAACTGATAGTCTATTCTGTGCCTCTTGAGTCTTCTTCTGTAGTTCATCTCCAGCTTTTTTCTTGTCAGTACCAAAGATTTTTGATAAACCTTCTTTGTATAGCTTTTTTACATTATTTGCGGCAGCTTCTGCAAAAGCATTTTTGAAGCCGTCTTTTAGTACCTGAGCAACATCTTTAAGAGTTGCCTCGCCTTTAATAGTCATTTCATAGAACTTATCAATAGTAGAATCAATAGCATCTATTGCCCCTCTATTAAGTACTGACATGGAAGATTCCATTGCCTCGGCTTGCTCACCTAGCTTATTTATAAAATCCTGTGCACCTAGCTTACTGTACTCTATGAAGTTAGTATATGTACCTAGAAAACCTGTCTCTATTTCTTTAAGTCTTTCTTCAGTTGCTACAAGGTCCTTCTGATACTTTTGCTTAGCTTCTAAAATTTCAAGATCGAAAGTCTGTTTAGCTACTAGTCTTTTTTCTTCATCGGATAGTATCTTACTGTATGCTTGCAGGTTTGCTAGTCTATCAGCTACTTCTTTACTGAAGGCGATTGACTGAGAAAATGTATCCTTATTAATTTGTTCCTGGATAGCCTCTAGTTTCTTTGATACGGCGATTCTCTCTGTGTAGTATTTTAAAATTATTTCTTCTGAGTCTATTCTATTAAAAATATCCCTACTTTGTGCTTCTGTTATAACTCCTGCACTTCTTAATACTTCTGTGATTTCTTTTTCAACTCCAAGTACTTGGGAAGTATACTCCGAAATCTCGCTTAATTTTTTAGCTCGCAAGTCGTATAGTTTTAAGTTATCAAGTATCTGTGCATTTTCTAGAGTTAGTATTTTTATTAGGCCCTCTGACTTAATTTTACGTATATCTTCCTCGTATTTTTTTCTTGCTGACTCTTGTATATCAGCATTAGCTAATGCTGCCTTAGTTTCTTCCTCATACAGTTCTCTTCTATTATCTATCTCGCTAGTTAAGTCTGCCGCAGACCTTAGAATATCCTCGTTTCTATTGTATATGGAAGTACTTAGTGATTCAACTTCCACATATTTATCTAAATACTGATTTAGTAGTGTGTTAAACTCCCTATAAGCAGTAATATTAGCATTAACTAATTCCGCTGATCTTTTTGAAGCTTCATTAGCGTCTCTTAACCAATTTATCTCGCCTATACTTCTAATAGTTTTCTGCTCTGTTCTAAACCCCTTAATACTGGCGTTTACATTACGTACAGCTTCTGAGGCATCTAATAAACCTAGATTTCCCTGTAGTCTTTCAGGTGCTATTGTAATGCCTTTTGACATATCAGATACTATTTTTTCTTGCAATTCTAAATCTTTTAGACCTCTTCTAGCATTCTTATCATCTGTAAGTACCTGAAGTTTTTCAGGATCACTAAGTTTGGCATAATCTTTTGAACGAAGAGTATTTTCTGTTTCCCTCTTTTTATTCTCTAAAGATATTCTTTCATTTGATATTCTTAATCTTTCCTGGCTTAGGATTAGTTGCTTATCAGACTCTAACTTATCTATATCTAACTCTATTTGCTGTATCTGTATTCTTGCTTGTATTCTTGCACTATCTGGGCCCCCTATAGCTGAGGCTAAGGAGGCTGTGGCTTTCAGGGCCGCCTGTTTTAAAATTCTCGAAGCTTCAGTGCCTAAATTTTCTCCTGCTTTTTTTGCTGAAGCCTGCATGGCTTTAGTAATAGAGTTAGTTGCTAGTTTCTGCATTTCTACTTGTGCTTCTTCTATCTGCTTAGTTATTACTAATTTATTACTACCGGGTTTACTACGTGCTGCTTCGAGACTTTTTATCTTTTTATTTAACTTTTCTAGTTCGGCGTTAGTACCAATCAGGTCATTAATAGTACCTTCAGGTAAAAGTTTTAACTTGTCAGTAGAAGTTACGAGTTCCCTGAAAGCTGCTAAAGCAGTTGTCCCACTAGTAATTTCTTTTTTCAATTCTGAAAATGCTTTGAAGCTAGTTATTGCCATTTTTGTAAAGGGATTTGTACTTGTATAAGATCTAACAATATTATCATACTCTTTTGAAGCTTCTGATAAGCTGTCAATAGAAGATTTCATATTATTAATACTTTTATCCTGATCTTCAGAATATTCTTTGAAATATTTTCTAGCTTTATCAAGATCCTCTGGGGAGAAGAATAATCTTTTTTGTAAGTTATCTTCGGTAAGAACACTAAGACCTTTAACACCAAATAGGGTATTTAATTTTTTCTCTAATTCTTTTCCAGCCTTAGTACTAGTATCTATATTTTTTATACCTTCTAATATGGATTTTGAAGAGATCTCGGCAACTTTGTCTCTTAGAGAATTACCAAATATGGAGGCTAATCGATCTACAAAAGTATCCCAAGTACCCATTTTTTGCTCTGCTAAGCTTGCATTTGTTAATATGTCTTCCATAGCGGCGCTGAGCTCTTTTAGGCCACTACTTTTGGCAGATATATTATCAAGAGACATTCTCTCTAACGGATCTAACTTTGATAGCCTTTCTGCTCCATCTTCTAGTACTTTTATGGCTCCTTCTGCTCTATCGATACCATTTGCTAACCCTTCTGCTTCCTTATTTATTTTTGAGAAATACGAGTCAACCATTACCAGTATAGAAACTACAGCTCCTACTGCAGCTCCTACAAAGGCTACTTTGGAAATAAAAGTTCCAAGAGTATCTAACATTACATCTGCTGCCATGGTTGCTTTCATCCAACCAGTCTGCATCTTTGTTATCCCCTTTTCCCCCTCTTTTAGCCCAGCATTATACTCATTAACTTTATCAGTAATATCTGCCATTGCCCCTAACATACCCGTTACGGCCAGCTTATCACTTACTTCGCTCATTATGTTTAATCTGGCTGCCTTACTAGAAGCCTCCTGGGCTACCTTGTTATTTCTTACTTCTCTGGCTGTAAGCTCGTTATCTTTAGCAATATTTCGCTGCATTGAGTCAATACGTCTCTGTAGCTGCGTATATGCCGCAATCTCTGCATCAATATTGGCTTTATTTCTTCTGGATACTTCATCATTACGTTTACCTAAATCTAGGGAGGCTTGAATTCTATCTTTAAGTTTTTTATTTATTTCTGTGGAAACCCTAGATAGGTTACTTTCTTTTTCCAGAGTGGCTGCTGTTATACTTTCTAAGGTCTTAGAACCCTCTGCAAAAAGTTTATTCTGAGTAATTAATGCTTGAGCAGCTTTTTTATCTTCCCCAAACTTCTTAGCACTCTGCATTGCAGAGTACTCTTCAGTATCCTTTGCAAGTTTTTTGGAGTACTCTGCAGCGGCATTAGCAGAATCTTGTAGTTCTTCTTTCCAAGCTCCTAAAGCTGGTAAAGCTTTTCCGGCTAGAGTTGTTACTATCAGTCCTATTGCTCCTGCAAGGGCCATCGGGCTGCTGGCTAGTAGATTAGCTATAGGACCTAGTACTGTATTTAGTAGTATACCTCCTTGATATATAATATCTACAAAACTAGCCTGTAACTTACTAAAAGGGTTGGAAGCTAAGTCTATTTCTCCGAACTTCTTCATGCCTTGGTCGAGCGCTGCGTTAGCGAATGCTTGGCGTCTTTCAAAATCAGTTAAACTAGCTGCTGTTTTACCAATACTCTGTGCATAATCGGCAGCGGCTTTATCTACCCTAACAAAGATACCTACCTCGTCTAATAACTCTGGCTCCATCTTTGTAATACCACGAGATAGACGATTTATAGAATCCGTCATATCTCTGCCTAAAGCTTGCGAGGATTTTTTAGCTACAATAGCTAATTTATCAATTTGCTCCGTTGATAACCCTGCTGCACTAGCTTGAGCTACAGTTGTCATTGCTTCTTTTAAGCTAATGGCCCCATCTGTAACTTTAGTAAGATTACTAGCCATGTAACTTAGGTTTTTTCCGCTGGCAGCACCTAGTTGATCTAGACCTTTAACCATATTTTCAAAGTCTGCGGCTTTTGAAAGCGCTTGGAAAGCTGTAGTAACTGCGAATAGATTAGCGGCAAAGGTGGCGTACACCTGTACTATACCGCCCAATCCTTGTGCCTGGCGTGCAAAATCTCTCCCTGCGGCGCCCGTGCCGCGGCCTGCTCTTGCCTGCCTATAATCAAACCTATCATCTACACCAGCAGATCTAACAGCGGCCGTTTGAGCTGCTGCTCTAGTTCCTGAGGATATGCGTTCTGCCGCATTGGCAGCAGCATTAAATTCGTCTTTTAATTTTTTAGCTTTTTTAGTTTCATTATCTGTTGTACCATTACTAGTAACATTCAGATTCATTCTAATGTCTGTCATGGGAGTTTCCTCATGAAAATAAATCGGTATACATCAATTTTATACCCTATTATATCATTAGACCAAGGGAATGTCAAGGATAAAAATATTCTAGGCATAATAAAAAACCCGCTAAATTTTCATTTAGCGGGTTTTTGTTTTTTGTTATTAACAATGGAAATTCTTTCACTATCGAGTAACTGTATAATCTTAAAACAGGTACGCCTATCTTCTACTTCTGCTATACTCAAAATATCAGCTATACCAGCGTAATGCTTGCCCATATAGTTGCCATTCATAGTATCCCAGTTATCTTGTAGCATATTATACACTTGGATAGCTTCTTGTACTTCATCGAATAAGTCATCGAATTCTATTGGAATTTCTGATTCAACTGGCTCAGTACCGAGCATTTCACACATTTCAAAGTACTGTTCCTTAGTCATTTTTACATCAGAATTTTGAAAAAATGACTTAATTTGTGAGGCTATTACTCTCCACTGTTCTTCTGAAAATTTGCAAGGTCAGATACAGTATCACTAATAAATGAGTCAAAGTCGGCGCTTGCTTTCATTAAGTACAGTGCATTTTCTTTTGAAAAACCAAGAGTATCTTCTGGCTTTTGAGCACTAATATCTACTGGAGCTAATTGCTCTAGATAAGAAAACTTTAGGCCTTTCCATCCTTTTATACAGGCTTCGACGTATAGTTGTAAAAATAGCTCTTCATTTAGTGTTTCTACTGGCTGTCTATTTTTAAACTCAGTCTTTACTGCTTTCTTTCTAATATTTGTTAGTTGTTCTCTAGAAAGGAAGGATAGTGTTAATACGAAGCCTGACATGCCTGGGTATTCTACTTCAACTGTTTTAGTAGGGACCAGTAGACTTTTTAGACTTAGTACTTCTTGTGATTCTGTCATTATTATATACCTTTATAAAAAGGAGGAGGGTAAGCTTATCTCCCTCCTCTTAAAACTTAATTAAACTGAATAGTAACGGATCTCAATATCGTTAGTATTTTCAATATCGTATGTATTACCACTAGTGGTCTTATCTCCGGTAGTACTTTGTGCGTTAAAAGTAATAGCTGTAGATACCACATCCGCAACTTCAACACTAGGAATACCAAGAGATACTCCAGGCATGTTTAGCTCTACTCTAGTAGTATTAGAGGATCCACCAATATCCACACTTAAATTAAACTTAGTCTCAGAAGCTGTAGCAACATCTGAAAGCATGCTTGTTAGCAAGTCTGCTGCAAAGCCTGATCCAGTACGTAGATAAGCGTTTAGGGTGCCACTGACTGCTCTTGCTCCAGTGTAGTATCCAATAGGAATATTAACTACACCAATATTATTAGGAGTAATGTAGTTGATGTTATTAGCAATCTGGATGTTACCTCCAGTAAGTACTATAGTATAATCAGTACCTGCTGTTTCTCCGATACCGCTCTTCAAACTAACTGTTGATAGTTTGTTAGTGATATAGTTAGCAGTAGTAACCTTGCCTGTTGCTGTACCTGTCAACCCACCAGACATAACTGGATCGGTAGCGGCACTAAGACTTACAGTAGTAGCTAACTGATTCAGTTTAGTACCTTTTGCGGTCCATGCAACCATTGAAATAGCGTCTAGACCAAAGTCTATAGAAGCTCCATCAATTGCACAATTGTCAATTGTATAAGTAGCACCGTCAACAATAAAAATAAAGCCTAAACTTTGTAGCTTGTTTTTATTAGAGGTTGCTGAGGTTACTTGGCCATAAGAAATAGCGTTACCAGCTAATGAAGCTTTTTCTACCCAAGCTGCTTTATCAAATCTAACAGATCCTGCATTTGAAAAAGATGTCCCTGCTGCAGTAGGAGGGGCGCTTAAATAGGTTACTAAAATAGAAGTACCACTTAAGGCAGTGACTTTTACTTGTTGGTTCCAATAATCGGAGCCTGTACCTGCTAAACCTTTTAATGTACCTATGTCGCCTACTGAAATACCGGCGTATGTCATTGAGGTACCTGTAATAGTGGCAACATTTGTAAGAGTTGAAGCTCTTGTAATACCTGCTACTGTACCACCGATAGCAGGAGCTGTAGTACCCGTGTAATCCAGAGGTACTGAACCCATCAGAGCATTCCAAAGAACTCGCTCTTCTGCAGTAGCTTGAGATCCGTTTAGTCTAGGACGAATATATGTTGAGAAGCTAATTTCTACCGGATTAAGTGCGGTATTAAAAGCGCGTTGACCTCTAATAGGCGTCTCGCCAGCTTCATTTATAGAAATAGTTGTTTGGTTAGTACCCTGAGAAAAAGAGAATCCGTCTAATACTTGTACCTCGAAGGTATTTGCAGTAGTAAACCCGCTAGCTGCAACTGCTCCATAAGAGTCTAGGTTAGTAGTGACGAAAACACGAGAATTTCGAGCTAAATTATAAGCCATATCTTATTCCTTTAAATATGGTATTAAGTTCTCAGTAATGTAGACTAGATATTTATCTGTGCATAATTAACTGAGTACCTGATATTGAACGGTAATATTAACTTCCCCTACTCCATAAGGTTCTAGTAGCCCTTCGTCAGTAACTATAGATGTGATCAGTATCTCTACAGTTTGAGCCCCTGGTGTAGTTTCGTCGTATACTAAGGTTCTGTTTGTGTCAATTACTTTCTCAACATCTTCGAGAAGTAATTCTAGTGTCTGCGCAGGTTCTTCCCCCTGCACATATAATTTAAGAGTTATATTTAAGTATCCCCACTTAAAGCCTCCCGGATGGTATTCACGAGTTTCCATACCTACAGTCATATAGATAGAAGGGAAATCTGCTACCTCATCCCAGAATTTTAAATAAGGATAAGCGTTATTAAAAATATTGGTTTTATACCCAGTAGAACCGTCTATACTTTTTAGTTTTTCAGCTAGAGCTTTAGCTATACTTGTTCTTACAGACATACGGTTCCTTACATACTTGCAATATATAAATCAAATACTCTGGCAATATGTGCCGGCAAAGTATTCTTAGTTATATACTCAATCTGAACTGTATTGGACCCTGCGTCTCTCTGAGACTTGACTGCCATATCACCTTTTAGATAGTATGTTAATAAATCCATTACAGCAATCTTTAAATCTTCCGGAACTACTTCAAATCCAGCATTATACGTTACTCTGTACCCATTTAACAATGGTACGAACTTCGCGGTTGAAGATAGTGGTTTTATAGTAGCCTCTGATATATCTAAGACGTAATCTGTATACTCTGTAAGAGCTGAATATGATTTACCATAGTCTTCAGATACTTCTACACTTGATACACTTAAAACTGGGGTCTCACCTAGTACAAAATATTCTCCGCCATTGTACATTTCTACTTTTGCATCTTCTACATAATCTACAAAAGTTCTTTTGCAGTATGATTTACAGAATGCGCTAATCTTAGGTATCAAAAGAGCTATCGAGGCGTCCTTCTGAGTACTAGAGATACCGGCATATGCTTTGTATTCTGCTACAGTAATTAAATCCTTTGCCACGACTTTCTCCTATACTTCTTATACTTTAGTGTACAAAAAGGTACACTAAAGTATAAGAAGGGGGAGGTATACTCCCCCTTCTTAAATTAGACTGTCCAACGGAAAGTTGAAACGCCCATACCGTTAGCGGTAGAGATTTGTGTCATACCGGTACGTAGAGAAGCGACCATAACTTTACGCTGTGTCTCAACTAGATCCTGAGTATCTAGACGTAGACCACGCTGGTTACCAACGATGAAGTTACCAGGAGCAATACAGATTGCACCGATATTGGTAGCTGCAGAAGTTGTACCAGAAGCCTTTGTTGGGAAAGCATCAGAAACGATAACTGGGGTGTTACCAACTGAGCCTACTTGACCAGTTAATAGAGTAGCAACTGAACCTACTTTGTCCATGGTCTGGAACAGTGTGTCATCTAGAAGATCGTAATAAACTTCGGTAGAAACGACATAAACTAGTTCAGAAGGGTCAAGACCCCATGCACCTAGATCTTTACGTAGAGCACGTAGGTTAGAGATAGAGGCAGAAGCTGTAACTGAAGCTGTAACAGCTGAGGTAGCATCATAAAGTGCGCTACCCTTGACAGGATCAGAGCCTGCACCAGCACCCAATAGGAATGCCTTATCAACAGCCTTAGCAACTCTACGAATCATAGCATCACGGATGATAGGCAGAAGAACGATCAGTGAATCTTCTTCTTCTTCGTAGTTTAGATACTCGTTAGTAGCAACTTTATATGCACTTAGAGTAATCTCGTTGAAGGTATGTAACTGGGTAGCTCCAGGAGAAGCTGTAGTACCGAAAGCTGAGTTAGCCATCCATGTTGCGAAACCTGCTTCAGGATTGACAGGAATCTTCATAACATTGGTTTGCATGTTTAGATTACGGAATAGAGGAGCCATAACTAGCTTTCTACGGATCTCATTTTCCATGTTGTTGGAAACTTCTGTTTCCCAACGATCTGAACCATTAGTAGGCTGGTGAGGAGATAGACTGGCTTTTTCAACCAATGTACGACCAAATTTGGTCTCATCCACAGCTTTACGAGTAATTTTTGAAAGAAGAACAGCCTTCTCTTTGTCAGCATACTCAATAGTATCTGAACCTTGTTTGTCAGAGAACTGCATCTTAGACTTTTGAATGGCCTCAAGTTCGGCAGCTTTCTCTTTAATAGCAGCTTCTAGACCAGCTAGAGCTGATTTCTGTGTGTCGGCCTGTTCAGCGAAACGCTTCTCAATATCAGCCATTAGACGCTCAGCGCCTGTATCAACTGTAGAAACTACAGATTTGATTTTTGCTTCTAATTCGATTGCTTCCTTAGCAGCCTTCTCAGCAGCAGCCTTCTCAGCAGCTTGCTTCTCATAAACAGCAGCAGCAGCCTTCTCAGCAGCGTTAGCAAGTAATTGTTCTAATTCTTTAGGATCCATATTCCATTCCTTTTTTGATTGATCAGATTTCTGCTCATCAGATGAATCTAGCCCTTTAGCTGTTTCGATCGTCTTAGCAAATTGATTCTTAAAATTATTATAGTCTTCTGTATTTTCAAATGATTTAGAAAGACTAAATGTACTATCTTGATTAGCTGGTACAGAAACTACAGAAACTTCTAGTAGCTCTAGATCTTTAATTACAAAAAGATCTGTTACTGCATCATAGGTGGCATCTTTAACTATAAAACCAACACTAAATGCTGTAAGTACACCATCCTTAATCAAATTATAAACATCTCCTGCGGCTGCAGAGATTTTGGCTTTTATCCACAATCCTTTGTCGTCTACCCTATGCTCAACCATCTTTCCTATTGGCTGAGAATGTTTGTGGTAGGCTAAAATAATTGGGTTCTTTAAATAGTTATCCAAAGCCTTTGACCATGCGGTCATTGGGATAATATCACCGCTGCGATCAACAGTGGTGCAGTTAGCGTATCCTTCGATACTTAGGCTATCTTCTCCCGAGGCACTCTTCTCAAAGACGTGATTAAGATATAAAATCTTACTATTCATAAATCTCCTTACGGTGCATTGCTATCCTTTTTGGGAGCACCACCTTCATTTGGATTAGCAGCTGATCCTGCTATATTTGCTGGCACTCTAATGTCATCTTGACCAGGTTTAATAGGATAACGCAGCTCTATACGCGCCTCGTTAGGTGTAATGATACCACCATTAACTAGAGTTGCATGATAAGAGGCGATTTCCTTTATCTCTGGCTGAAGGGCGGATACATTAGAAGTTACTATATCTACATCGTATCCAAAATAAAGTTCTACTGCGGAAGTTAATCTTCTAACTATTGGAAGTACTGTCTCTAGGTAGAACAATCTTAGATTAGGCGAAATATTGGCGTTGTTCCCTCCATCTATTAGAACTTGAGGAACCCCTAACGCCATTAAAATTTTTAAATTATGAGTCTTAATAGACGTGTCAAAATCCATGTCTTTAAAACTAGAGTCTCCAACATGCTTTAATTTGAGACCGCTGTCAAGAATTAGTGGACTTTTTGCCCCATTCTTAACGTTGTATTTTTGTTTCCAAGTAAGTATAGTACGATCTTTGGCTAATTGACTAAGTGTATTTTCTGTTTCAAATACTAAACCTAGAACAGCTCCGTTATCGAAGAACTTTTCTTGAAACTCGTGCATCTTGTATAATAAACTAATAGTTCTTGCAGCAGCTGAAAGACGACTCGATCCCCTGTACACTGAACTACTGCTTAGATCTTTTATATGAATTATTTCATCTGCTTTAAACTTCGTGTTACCATTGTATTCATATCCGGCTACGAAAGTTTTAGGGTCTGGTAGCACCGATACTTTACTCGCTGGGAGATGGTATAAGTAAGCTCCGTCATAATAAATGAAAGCATTGCCTTCTAATATAAAGTCAGTGAATATTTGAGTTCTGAAATCTTGAATAGATTGGTACGGGTTAGGTTTAAAGTTCAATAAATTGTATAGTGTTTTCTGTCTAACGCCTGCTACCACACCTTCAACAGTCTTATCTTTTACATCAAAGTCAAGGCCTGCTGCAGCACTAACAATCATATTAGTTCCACGAGATACTGACTCTAAAGCTTCATATGCTTGTGCGTAAGATACTGGAGCATCACTATAAACTGCGTACCCTTCTGATATAGCTATATCTTCTTGCGCTCTATTCTCTTTTGTCTTGAACCAGTTTTTAATACTCCAGTCCATAGGAATCCTTTAATAAAACTTACTAAATAGTCCTTTAGGTTTATCGCCTTGAGGAGTTTCCTCTAACTCTAGGCCAAGGAACTTAGCTCGTTGTTTTTCAATCCATCTACTCTGCTTTAATGCTGTATGTAATTCAGGGGCTTTGCCGAATACCTTATGTAAATTAACATGATGCTTATTACATAAGGTAAAAACCTCATCGTATATCTCAGAGTGATGCTCCTCAATAAACTCGTCCCGAACTCTAAGAATTCCTTCGTCTGTACTAATATCATAGCCTTTTTTCTTCGCCCACTTTTCTAGTAGCAAAGAAATTGAGTTAGTATGGTGGAGCTCCAGCTCCTCAGTAGACTCACAAATATGGCATTGTGACTTCTTTTCGTAAGCTGACTTAGCTTTGTCCCGCACATGCTTAACTGCTACTCTCTTATTAGTATTTACCGCCATTCTTATTTCCGAGTTTAAAAAAGTTTACACAATTTAGTATTATAGGGGTATTATAACACTTGAGGAAGCTAAAGTCAATGATAAAATTTTTTAAGCTAAGGTAAAAATAAAGCCCGCACTAAGGCGGGCTTTATTACTTTTAGGTGGCTTTGGTTTCTTTTTATAGCCCCTCCTTGACCCCTAAAGGTTGAAAAGTCGTTCTAAAAAACTTCTATTTCGTAAGGCGGCGTTATCTCGTTTTAACTCTGTGATCTTTGCTTCCAGCTCAGAAATAGTTTGAGCTTTCTTAGATCGCTGCAGTTTACTTTCTAAAAGCCCATTCCGGGCTTCTAGCGAGGCCAAGCTACGCAGATGATCAAAAGTACTAATCTTCCAGTATTCCATAGGGTATTCTTCTATTACCTCTAAGTCTGCATCATTGTACCAAATCGGGGCGGTTGAATTAAGTATTTTCTCATTGCCCCAGTAACATCCTATATAGTAGTTTTCTAGAATATCTATATGGTCTGGATGGCAATAAATAATTATGGTATAAACAGGTTCTCCATATTTATTATATGCTTGCTGCATACTTTTAGTATGAGTACCTGCTACAAAGGCTTTAGCGTGCTGTTTCCATCGTTTATCAATGTTTACGCTTTTACCTACGTAAATAGAACCATCTGAAAAGGTTAGTTTATAAATTCCTGCTGTCATATAACCTATAAAATTTTAGTATTGAAATTATTATACTTATATGCTATAATAAAATTTCTACAAATGAGGAAATTTTACAAATGTCAAATAAGTATATTGATAAAGTACATAGCTTATATCCTAATATTAGTGTAATTAGCGAGTACTTAGGTTCTAAAAATAAGATACTTTTAAAGTGTAATACTTGTGATACTTCTTGGAATGCTATTTATGGTAATTTAGTTAATCGAGGAGATAAGTCAAGATGTCCTAAATGTAGTCCTAGAGTAGCACATAATAGAAAAACTAATGAAACATTTAAGAGTGAATTACTTTCTAAGTACCCTAAACTAACTTTGTTAGAAGAATATAAAACTGCTAAAACTAGTATTAAGGTACGTGGCGACTGTGGGCATGAGTGGGATATTATTCCAACAAAAATTCTAGAAAAAGGTGTTAATAGTATTTGTAGAATATGTGCTGGAATACCTGTGACTACTGGTACTAAGCCTCAGGAGTTTTTTGAAAAGGAAGTTTTTGATAAATTTAATCTTAAAGTAGTAGGTAAATATATAAGTGCTAAAAGTAGGGTTACTGTAAGAGGTAGCTGTGGGCATGAGTGGGATATTATTCCAAATGCTCTACTAACAGATAATTCTGGCAGTACTTGTCGTACTTGTTTTCCTAATGTATCAAAGGGTGAGGAAGAATTATATAAATTTATTTTTTCTGTATACCCTGGATGGATTGAACGTAATGATAGAAGTATATTAGGAGGTAAGGAATTAGATATAGTATTACCAGACTTAGGGATTGCTTTTGAGTATAATGGTATATACTGGCATAAAGAAGATGAGTATTCTTTTAATTTTAAAACTGAAAAAATAAAAGAAGTAGGGTATAGACTAGTACATATTAATGAAGACGAATGGAGACTAAAACAAAGTATAGTTAGATCTAAAATAAGTAGCTTGCTGAATTTAAATGATAAAGTGTATGCTAGAAAATGCTCTATAGTTAAGATAGGCTTTCCTAGGGATTTCTTGGTAAACAATCACTTACAAGGGGCAGGATCTCCAACTAAGTATAACTATGGATTAGTATTAGACGGAGAGTTAATAGCGGTAATGACTTTTAATACTCCTAGATTTAATAATTCTTATAATTATGAACTAGTTCGCTATTGTTCCAAAATTGGAATAAATGTAGTTGGAGGAGCTTCGAAATTACTCAATAGTTTCAGAAAGGAGCATAAGGGAAGTATTATATCTTATTCAGATAGAAGATGGTCTAATGGTGATCTTTATAAATCTCTTGGGTTTTTTCTATCTCATACTAGCAGACCTAATTACGCTTATTATAGGGGATACAGTAAGCGTCTTAGTAGGTACCAGTGCCAAAAATACTTACTAAAAGATATGTTTCCTGATAGCTACTCTGAAGAGCTAACTGAAAAAGAAATTATGGCTAAAGAAGGTTTCTACCCTGTATATGATTCTGGTAATGATGTATGGGTCTTAGATAGTAAAGGTGTATAAAGCGTATCTAAGAGCATCTGCAATATGCGAAGCTTCATTATGTAGAGGCTTTTCTTTTACCAATGCTTCATTTGGGTCCCATTGGTATTGATCGAGTGCATCAATAGTCCAGTGACAGTGGGCCATTACTTTTAACTTATCCTGCTGAACTATAGTTTGGCAGAAGGCAATACCTTCTAGCACTTGCTTCTTAGCTTTTAGCGTAGCTATATCATATAGATATGCTAAGTCAGCCGAGAACTGCGGAGCAGCGCTATCAATAAAGATAGCATCAACATTCCATTTATTAATTAAGTTCTTTATCTCAAAGGCGTGCTCTCTAGTATTCTTTTCAGCTTCTTTATAGTCATCAACTACAACATAGAAGTCTTCTTCTAAATTGTATGCTATAACTACGAAAGCAGTTGGATCCTTATATCCAGGGTCTAATCCGCCAAAGAATTCGTATTTGCCGGGAGGTAGTTCTTCAATAATGTTTTCATTCGATAGTGCGTAAATCTGCCCTTGGTAAGAATTGAAGGAGGCCATATATTCCTGTTCGAATTCCGCAGCTGACATAATTCTACGAGCTTCTTCAACGTCTTTTGCAGACATTCTGGTATTCTCTGTCCAGTCAGCAGTTAGGGAGATCCATTCAGGGTACTCTTTGCTAAATCCACGAGCATGAAACCTAGAGAACCAGTTCTTCTTTCCACGAGGTGTCGAGATAAATATAGCTTTACTATTTGGTTTATCTAGTGTTGGTCGTAACGATACATTAAATGCTGCCTCCCCATCAGCGGATAGAGCCGCCTCATCAAACAAGATTAGCTGATAGGAACGTCCAACGCAACTATCTACTTGATTGACGGAGCCTGCACGAATTACTGATCCGTTTGATAGCTCTATAACGCGATCTTTAACGTTATCTCTAGTTACTTCTAAATCAAAAGTTGACACTAGCTTACGCTGTAACTCGAAACTAATATTTGATAAAGAGTAGTTAGGCGACATAATTAGTACTTCTACATCAGGTATTAGCAGAACTAGCTGTGCTATAACATTTGCTATATAAGTTTTTCCTAAGCGTCGACTTAACGCAGCACATACAAATCTGTATGATGGCGAGTTAATTGCGTTGATTAGTGCAATTTGGGGTCTATTTAAGTTATCAAATACGGACCCATTTCTGTCTGGCGAAGGCAGAAGTTGCAAGTACTTATCAATAGGTAGTTTTATAAACCTATCGGCAACATCTAGCTCTTCAATAAAATCAGCATTTATTCCTGGTTTACTTATTGTTAGCAACGCGAGCCTCCAAGTCTCTACTTACCCTAGAAATTACAGTTTCCCACGACTGCGGATTATTATAAATTTTTACGCTGTCATACCAAACTGATTCTCCATGCCCCCATCTAAAATCTGTTTCTTTATAGGGCTGCATCATCCAGCACTCTACACCTAAAGTTCCGCATAGGTGTACTATCGACGTATCCACAGAGATAACAAGATCCAATCCCCTAACGTACCGGACGGTATCATCCCATGTCGATATAGGAAGTTTATTAATCCACGAAGGAGTATCAACAGAAGGATTGAGATTGTAAAGCCTACCGAAGCGACTAAGCCCCCTAAGCTTACCGTGATAAATGCTCCTATGCCTATCGTTAGCATGGGAAGGGCTACCAGACCATACAACACCAATGTTATAACTATCTTTAGGAAATTCATGAGCCGTTCCATAACTTTTTAACCATTCTGCTTCTACTAAATCAAAAAACTTTCCTAAGCTACACATAGGTACTGCCACTAAAGAATCAGAAGAAATTTCAATAGGGTCTCTTATAGGTATAGCTCCTATATGCTTGAACAAATTATCTAACTGAGCATCGCATTGTACAAATACTCTAGAGAACTTTTCTTGTAGCTTAGTGATATACCTTCCAAACATTATACTATCACCAATGCCTTGCTCTACTAAGATTACAATGTCTTCTCCGCTACTTGTACCATCCCAATAGGGTAAGTTTTCTCTTCTATTTTTTAACTTTATAGACTCCCCTTTCAGGAACCTAGCTTCATACATCTCCCACCCTTTAGGAAATAGACTTACTTCTCCTGCGGAAGCTTTTCTAAGGGTGGCGGTGGAACAGTTCCACCATGCTTCCCAAAAATCTTCTTTTTCTTTTATACACTGAGTATAAAGCTCTATAGCTTTATTGTCATTACCATAAGTGAAATACGCCAACCCTAAATTATTGCGAGCATGTAAATCTGTCTGACTTGTAGGCTCTAAAAAAGGGGTTTTAGGATCTAGTGCAAGTTCGTACCATTTAAACATCTCGGTATCACGGTCGAGCATTCTTAAGCAGTTTCCACCATTTGTGTAAGCTTCTTTACACTTGTATATTTTTAATACTTTTTTAAAGTAGCTTAAAGCTTTTTCTGGTTTCTTCTGCTCTAATAACTTTGTGCCTTTATTGTATAATAATACTGCTTCATCTCTTGCATTTGTAAACAATTACTTAGCTCCGAGTAACTTTGATATGAGTGCTGCGTATTTGGTATCTCCTCCAAATTCGTTCACTTGCATATTAACTTGTGTTTTAACTCCATTACTTGCTTTAAGTGTCTCTAATTTGATCTGACGGTCGAGAATATCCATTGTCATTTTATGTGACAGTGCTAGAAGATCTGCAATATCCTTGCTGCTTCCGACCTCTGCCTCGTCGAGTTCCTGCAACTTTTTGCTAATAATGGCATCCATTACTTCTCTCATCCTGAACCGATTATTGAATCCTGCGTCTAGAAAGAGATTATCAATATATGCTCGTACTTCTCGTCTATCTAAAGTTTCGGACACTAACTCAGGTGCTACTCCGAGCTCTTGGGCCGTTTTTTGGACATTTTGAGTAGTAAGGTACATATTGGCTATTTCCAGCGCTTCTGGAGATATAACTACTGACTGCGCTGGTGAATATACGGGCGGTTGTGTTGGTAACATAATATAAATACAATTTTGTTAGGATGTATCTATTATAACATGATGGGTAGCTTAAGTCAAGTTTAAAAATTTTGATGCTAATCTTCCATAGAATACACCTACCATAGAATTTCTAATTATACACCTATCTGGCTTCCATAGAATTTCTAATTTATCGCGCGCGGTGGGGCCACTGGTAATGCGAATGATTCTCAGTCTGATAACCGCCCCAGTTGGCATAGTTCTTGCTTGTGTGCAAGTTTAGTTTTTAACTATCAGGACCTGGAGAACGATAGAAACATACAATGAAAAAATATGTAAATTGTTCTTGCATCCTGGCTGCCATGCTGTATAATGACTTACATGGAAACACGTTATGGAGTAAATGAAATGACTGAGTTGATTAAAGCTAAATTTCCGAATGAAATGATTAACATTTCATTTCGTGGTAATGGTGTGTATATGGTTACTTTTGGTCGCGTTTGTTGTTATGTAATTACGCGAAACAATACGATTATTGATATTCAATATGATTGAAAGGAAATGAAATGGAAAAACGCTTTGAAGTAATTAAATTTGACGGGTATACTGAATCCGTTATTCAGGATTATGATTCTTTTGAAGAAGCACTGAATGCAAAAGAATCAGAATACTTCAAGGATAATAGCAATCGGTTTACCTACTTCATTAAAGTTGTTATCTCTTTTGTTCTGTAATTGAAAGGAATTAAAATGGCTGAAAAAACTGTAAACTACACTGAAGAAATGACTGCTTCTCTGATCGAACAATATCAGAATGGAACTAGCGTAGAAGATTTGGCTAATATCTTTTCTAAAACTACTCGCTCTATTGTTGCAAAATTGAGTAGAAGCGGTGTATATAAGAAGAAGGAATACATTAGTAAAACTGGGAATGCCCCTATTAAAAAGGATGCAATTGCGGATCAAATCGGAATGCTTTTGGGATTTACGGAAGCTGAAATTGAGAGTATTAGCAAAGCCAATAAAACGGCATTGAATAAGATTCTTGATTGTGTAAAAGAATCTAAATTGAATTCGGATAATTTGGTTCTGTAATTGAATGGCATGGTTCTTGTGAAAGCAGGAACCGTGCCAGGCTTTTTGCCTTTAGAATCAAGGACTTAGGCTTAGAAAAAAGCCTTTAGAATCAAACACTTAGCGCCGCGTAGCGTACCTGCCTTTGATTTACCCGTCAATTATAAATTTTTCTATCGTCTGATTAGGGGGGCGATAGTCTGTCCCTATTGGAGGCGCCAAAATTATACTCTCCAATCCATTACTTGTCAATAGTTATTTTGTACTATTGACGGCGAGCGTTTTTTATAGGTCAGCTCATAGGCTGAAACTATCAGGGCCTGGAGAACGATAGAAACATACAATGAAAAAAGATGTAAATTTTTCTTGCATCCTGGCTGCCATGCTATATAATGACTTACATGGAAACACGTTATGGAGTAAATGAAATGTTTGAATTTGTGGCTCGTGTAGGTTTTCCGGTTCCTTCCGACTTCTCCTGTAATGGTTTCAGCAAATACGAATATTATAATATTCGTGTAGAGGCCTCTAATACGGAAGAAGCATATAATAAAGTTTCTGAAGGATATGCTGATCTTAATGTAATTATTGAACAGGTATCTAAAAAATAATTATAAAACATATAATTATTTTAACACGTTATGAAGTAAATGAAATGAGTTACACTGTGAAACAGATTAAAGCGTTAGATAATTATAAAATGTACTTGCAAACCTTTGAAAAAAGGCGTAAAATATCAACTTTAGAAGTTATTGTAACGGCTTTTTTGAATTGGATTAAAAAATGATGAAGTGGATTGGGACAATTGCAAGCATTATAGGCTCTTTTCTTGTTGCAATGACTTTTGCTGGAATTGGTTATATATTCTTTTTAATTGGTTCTGGTGCTTGGCTTTACGTTGCAATTAAAGTAAAAGATAATCCTCTTTTACTTTTGAATCTTACATTTTTTGTTGCTAACATTATTGGAATTTGGAATTATGTTATACGCACATGAACTCGGTATTATTTGCGGTATTGTAATTATTACACTTGTATTAATTGACTGGTGGACGAGATGAAAAAAGTAGCTGATTCTTTTCTGTATAGTATGCTCGAATACATTAATTATGAGCTATTTGATAATAAACTAGATTTGTCCGATATTACTATTAGACAAAAAAGACTGCACACTTTGCACATGGCAGATTACTTTGATAATGAAATTACAATCTATTTGAATTGGTTTGATTCCCTGGAAGATATAAAACATACATTAGCGCATGAATTGGTACACTACTATCAGGACACTCTTGATTTGCCATTCAATCATAATACAAGGTTTTTTCAATATTATAGAGAAAAATACTTAGCAATTACAAAATACGATTTTAATGCTCAGGTTTATTAAAAAAGGCCGAATAGGCCTTTTTATTTCTATTCAGATGAGAATGATTCTCAAAATCGTTTAACGCTAGAATGAGAATCGTTATCATTCAGCCAGGCTAAAGCCTTTAGAATCAAGGACTTAGCTGCGGAAAAAAGCCTTTAAAATCAAGGACTTAGCGCCGCAAAGCGTACCCGCGTAGCGGGTAATATGCAACAAATATTTTTATTTTTATTCTGTTGACAAAACCTGGCTGGTGTGGTAGGGGCAAAATGAGAACGGTTATCAATTGGAGGCGCCAAAATTATACTCTCCAATCCATTACTTGTCAATAGTTATTTTGTACTATTGATGGCTAGCGTTTTTTATGGGCCAGCTCATAGGCTGAAACTATCAGGACCTGGAAGAACGATAGAAACATACAATGAAAAAAGATGTAAATTTTTCTTGCATCCTGGCTGCCATGCTGTATAATGACTCTCACTGAAACACGTTATGGAGTAAATGAAATGGCTATTAAACGAATTGCAATTTATGATATGGATGGTACTATTGTTGATAGCCTTCACCGCTATCGTACTCTGGAATGCGGTACTAAAATTGATCTGGATTATTGGCGTGCTAATGAGCATAAAGCATATTCTGATTCGCTTTTGCCAATGGCAGAGCAATATAAGGCTGATTTGAATGATCCTGAATGTTATGTTATTATTGCAACTGCTAGAATTATTCGAGAAGAAGATTTGCGATTCATTATTGACAAACTAGGAATGCCCAATCATATCATCAGCAGAAAAGAGGGTTCTTCTATTTCTGGCGGTATTCTGAAGATTAACGGATTGAAAAAGTTTTTTAATCTTAAGAACTTTCGTAATGCTTGGAATAACGCGGTATTCTATGAGGATAATACAAGTTATTTAAAAGCGGTTTGCGATTATTTTAATATTCGCGGTGTATACGTTCCTTCTAAACAAGGGCATTGATAGGCCGATATTCCGGGCCTTTATTCCGGTAATAAACTTTTAATCGAAAGGCAATACAAAATGGCTAAAAAACAATTCTTCCTTATTATTGACACTGAAACTACGAAAAGCAATAAAGTTTTTGACTTTGCTGCAATTGTTGTAGATAAGAAAGGCGTTATTCATTCGCAATGCGCTATTATTGTAAAAGACTTTATGAATGACGAATTGTTTTGGGATTCTCGGAATGAATACTGGTCAAAAGATGCTGCAATTGAAAAGAAAGCTAAATATAATGAAATGATTATAAGCGGTCAGCGAATGATTGCTTCTGCTAATGCAATTAATCGCTGGCTTGAAAAAGCTAATGCGAAGTTTAATCCGGTTTTGACTGCGTATAATTTGGCGTTTGATTTTGGAAAATGTCAAAATAGCGGTATTGATTTGACTATCTTTTCTGAAAAGTTTTGCCTCTGGCATACCGCAGTTAATACGTTTTGCAATACTAAAAGTTATTTGGCTTTTGCAATGCAAAACCATTATTTTGGCAATAAAACCGAATCAGGAAACATTGTAATGCAGACGAAAGCTGAAGTAATGGCCCACTTTGTAACTGGCAATAATGAATTGGAACCCCATACCGCATTAGAAGATGCTATTTATTTTGAATTGCCAATTCTTATTGCAATTGTCAATAAACGTAATTGGAAAGAAAAGACTAATAAAGCGTTTAATTGGAAAGAATGGGTAATGCGTGATTTGTATAAACCCGCTTAATTAAAAGCAAAATTAAAAGGCCGAATAGGCCTTTTTATTTCTATTCAGATGAGAATGATTCTCAAAATCGTTTAACGCTAGAATGAGAATCGTTATCATTCAGCCAGGCTAAAGCCTTTAAAATCAAGGACTTAGCTGCAGAAAAAAGCCTTTAAAATCAAGGACTTAGGCGCCGCTAGCGTACCCGGCTGCTGCCGAAAAGTAAATAGAAAAATTTTTCTATCATGTCCTGGCTTGCGATAGTTAAAATTAATTGACAAAACCTGGCCGATGTGATTCGACGATAGGCTGAAACTATCAGGACCTGGGGAACGATAGAAATATATATTGAAGATTTTGAAAAATTGTTCTTGCCTTTCGTACCCTGGGCGCGTATAATTCTTTTCATGGGGTGACGAACTGAGGCAACGAAACCCCTACTACCCAACCCGCCTCATTGGAGAATTTATTATGGCTGCCACTACTGCTAAAACCGTCAACTATTCCGACGAAATGACTACCCAATTGGAGAAGGCCTATTTGGCAAATCCTACTTCTGAAACGGTTGAAGCGTTTGCGGTTCAATTCGGAAAAACTACTCGCTCTATTGTTGCTAAACTCTCTCGGATGGGCATTTACCAGAAAAAGGAATATATTAGCAAAACTGGCGAAAAGCCGCAAAAGAAGGACGCTGTTGCCGATGCAATTGGTGCAATTCTCGGCTTTACCGAGGCCGAATGCGAGTCTCTTGCAAAAGCCAATAAAACGGCATTGGCCAAAATCTTTACGGCATTGGCCAATTCAAAGCCTCTTTGATTAACTAATACCGCCGGGCAATTGCCCGGCACATAGGATAATAGAAAATGACGACTCGTATTTATAGAGAAATTGGCGTAATTTATAAAGCAGAAATAGATTTCAAATCTATTTATGAAGCAAAGCAATGGATAAAGGCAAATACTGGATTATTTGAACCTAATGAAGTAATACAGATTACCGACTGGAAAATGAAAGAATCTGTATTTTGCAGGCTTCAAGTTACTATTGAATTACGAGATGCCTAATTGGAGAATAGAAAATGACTGTTGAATATGACTTAGTCTTTGAAATGGCTTGGGAGGACTTCACAGAATTTGAAACTCTCGAATCCGCAGGATTAGAAAACGGAAAAGAGAATGACACTATTCCGGGAATCCAATTGCAATATTATACTGAGGAATTCTAAAATGAGCTTTGAAGAATTCATGCGCTTTATTGATACGGCATTGATTAATGAAATAGGGCTTTTCTCTGAGGATTTGCCTGATTTTGCGTATTATGATTACTGGAAATCAGGAGCTTCACCTTTTGAAACTGCCAAAGAGGCAATTGAATACGCGAAGGATGCTTATTAATACCGTAAAGGCCGGCGAATAGCCGGCCTTTTTATTTCTATTCAGATGAGAATGATTCTCAAAATCGTTTAACGCTAGAATGAGAATCGTTATCATTCAGCCAGGCTAAAGCCTTTAAAATCAAGGACTTAGCTGCAGAAAAAAGCCTTTA